TGGTGCTGCCACGGCTGGTGATTATGGTGCTGCCACGGCTGGTGATAGTGGTGCTGCCACGGCTGGTGATTATGGTGCTGCCACGGCAAGAGGAAAGGCTTCAACAGGATCTAATGGTTTGTCAGTTGCAAGAGGTAGCAATGTTCAGGTAAAAGGCGGAATAGGTGCAATTTTGGTCATAGCTGAGGAAAGGGAAGATACGTATGATATTGTCGATTGGAAGGCTGTATTAGTCGATGGAAAGATTGTAAAGGCTGATACATGGTATAGACTGGAAAACGGTGAGTTAGTGGAAGTTGATTAATAGTTGACTGATAATATAATTAGAATTGGAAATGAGTGAAACAAAAATCATATTAGATGCCTGTTGCGGTAGCCGAATGTTTTGGTTTGATAAAGAAAACCCTTTGGCTTTGTTTGCTGACATTAGGGACGAAGAATACATTCTTTGTGATGGTCGAAATCTGAAAGTCCACCCAGACATCGTATCGGACTTTACCGATATGCCGTTTTTGGATAAATCCTTTAAACTGGTAGTGTTTGATCCACCCCATTTGCTAAAGGTTGGTAAAAATAGTTGGTTAGCCAAGAAGTATGGTAAACTTCCTGAAGATTGGCCAAGGGTGATAAAAAAAGGAATTGATGAATGCTTTCGTGTTCTGGATGACTACGGAGTTCTGATTTTCAAATGGAATGAGGATCAGATAACAGTTAGGGAAGTATTGAGTGCCATCAATCGGCAACCACTCTTCGGCCATACTACTGGAAGACATGGAAAGACTATGTGGATGTGTTTTATGAAACTACCTATTAATTCAAATCCAGAACAGTAATGAATAAAACTCAAAAGGAATTGTTAGCAAGGCTTATGACTGTTACAAATAGTCTTGGAGGTACGCTTGACGGAACTGCAACTTGTGAGCAAAAGTATATTGATAGACAACGTGCTCACATGCTCTCATACAAGGTCATATATGGTTTATTTGGCGATAATCTTAATAATCCCTATCGTGAAGATGATATAAATAATGCCTATAAAGCTATTGAGGAAATGGAGAAACTGGAACAAAAGGTATATCCTGACCGGAGTGGCTTTTTGAAGGATGAAGAAAAACAATAACCCTCAAATCTGAACAAAAATGAGTAAATCAGGAGAATATATTGAAATCAAGAGTTTTGTGGTAGTCAATCCCAACTTCCCGGTTATCGCAAAAGAAGATGCTTTTAAAGCCGTTGCAATGGCAGAGGAAGATATGAAACGGAAAGCCATCGAAGTTCTTTCCTCTGTTTTGGATAACTGGGTGCATGGTGGTGACGCAGACTGTATCATTGCGGAGTTTGAGGAAAGATTAACTGAAGGATAAAAACAGAACGGGCGCCCTGCGGCATACAATAATATGCGGGGCGACCCAGTAGAAGAGATTATACCGGATTGCTCGCTTATCTGCCAGATAGAGTTTCAAGAGATAATCGACAGACAGGTAGAACGAGTATTGAAAGGAGAAATTAGTATTAATGATGTAACCTAATTAGCTTCAAACAAATTAGAAATGAATACAACTTTTGAAAAATCGGCTAATAGTACCGATGAATGGTACACACCGAAAGAAATTATAGACGCATTGGGTGAATTTGATTTAGACCCATGTGCCCCAGTAGCCCCCCCCTATAAAACGGCAAATGTCATGTACAACAAAAATGACGATGGATTAAAACAGGAATGGAAAGGACGTGTTTGGTTGAACCCACCTTATTCCCGTCCTCTTATAGAATGCTTCGTTAAACGGATGGCAGAACATGGAAACGGTATTGCTTTACTTTTCAATCGCTGTGATTCAAAGATGTTTCAGGATGTGATATTCGAAAAGGCAACGGCAATGAAGTTCTTGCGTAACCGAATCAGATTCTTCCGTCCAGACGGAACTCGTGGGGATTCTCCTGGCTGTGGCAGTATTCTCATCGCTTTTGGTGAGGATAATGCAGAAATATTGAGAACCTGCGATATTGCAGGCAAGTACGTTAGAATCAATTAGAATGACAAAAAGATGAATAAGGAAGAATTTTTAGGCAAAAGATACGCCATTGATTTAAAGCTAAAAGAATTGAATGGAGAAAAGGAACAGTTGGAAAAGGAATACATTGAATCCAACCAAGGATTCCCTGTTGGAAGCAAGGTTTGTATAACGGTCATGGCTCATGAAAGGATATTAGTTCCAGAAGCGAAGAAGCTAGCCTATATTGCAGATTATGAGATTGATGATAACGGAGAGGTTGTCCCCTCTTTAAGACAATTGGATTACAATGGGGAAATGTCAGCAATACCTTTATTTGTTAATTTAAAGAAGGCTATAATTGAATTAGTGTAAATCAAATAATACATGAGCATAAAAATAAGCAAGGAGGCGTATGAGAAACTAATCAAAGAAGATTTATACTTTCTCAATGAGCATTGCCTAGATAGCCTAGAATTAGATCACATTAAAGCAATTATTTTTAGTTCTATCGACTGGTATTATCCTGATAAGAACACTTGTACAGCATTGAAAAGGATAGAGAATAGGCTTAAAGTTGAACTTCAGAAGCAAAAGGACGCAGGTAAGCAATTTCTATCAGATCAGGAAATAGACGGCTTGATTGATAGCATACTGAAAGAAGAATAACTCTCAAAACCAATGATATATGAATAAAATAGAAAAACTGGCAGGACAATATAACGCTGCTTTTACTTGTTTGACAGTAATAGAAAGTGAATTGACCAAAGAATGTCAGAAGTACATTTCCTGGGATACCGTTCAGGTAAGCATTACTGGTGGCGGTGCTCCCATTGTAAAAGCAAGGAATGAGATAGATGCCGTTCCTTTGGAAGATTTTGTTGACTATGTAAATAAACATGGTGATATGTCGGAATCCGCCTACGGGCATTTGGCTTGTGTTTAATTAAAAAACATAAAATTATGGCTATTATAGGAATTGACTTTGACGGAACGGTCGTGACACATGACTTTCCTAAAATCGGCAAGGATATAGGTGCTGTGCCTATATTAAAAAGATTGGTTGATAACGGACATAAACTTATTCTGTTTACCATGAGAAGTGATATTGACGAGGTGACTTCCGATGATTACGACATACACAAACAGGGAGGAAAGTATCTATCGGAAGCCGTGCAATGGTTTACGTACAACAACATTCCCCTGTTCGGTGTAAACGAGAATCCTGAACAGCACACATGGACCACATCACCCAAACCTTATTGTCATATATATATTGATGATGCGGCATTGGGATGTCCGTTGAAATATGATGTAAACCTGTCAAACAGACCGTTTGTTGATTGGATGGAAGTAGAAAACACTCTTATGAAAAGAAAACTTATATGAATAATTTTAAACTATATATCGCCCGTGACGAAGGCAAATGGGATGAAGATGTACAAAAGGCAGGAGAACTGAACCTGTTCTATGATACCCCAGAACTTCTGTTTGATATAGACAAACGAATATCATACTGGGGTAATGCTCGTAAGATAGCGAATATTCCCTCTTACATGTATCCGCAAGTCAAGGATAAGGAGTGTTATGTTTTCAACAATCTTGAATTATACCAAAGTTTTAACTGATAATAGAGAGGATAGGCAGTTAGCCTATCTTCTCTTTTCGTATTTTCTTTTCATTTTCCTTCTTTCTACCCGTGATATACCCATGCTTTGAGCAATACCGAACAGGATTCCCTTTTCCGAATCGTTAAGCATATCATATACTTCTTCTTTGCTTTTTCCGCTAATCATAGCCATAAAAATCTTTTTCATAATGATTTATTTTAGTTTTTTCTTACAACAATCGCAAATCTCGTCTTTTATAGGTTTTGTAAATAAAGCACCTACATATCCTGCAAGGTATCCGGCTTCTTCTGATGAAGGCTTTATGCCGTAATAGTCAATTATATGACCAATCATGTGTTGTTTTTCATGCTCTAGTGTATTCATAAATTCTTCATCAGATGTACTGTGACTGATAATAATTACAGTACACTTGTCGTTTGAATACGTTACACCGTAATTGTATTTTTCAGTCTTTATCTTATCCGTTATCCTGTTCAACAAATGAAAAGGACAGCCAATGTATTCCAGTCTGTACATCGCTCTTAAATAAGAGTATTTATCCACAGAATAGAACACATCAACCGTCCAATCATATTCCTCAATGTATAGTCTTTGTCGTACCATAGCAATCAGATATAATCCTCCCAAGAGAAAGGTGTTCCACAGGCTATACACTTTGCATAATACTCGTCAAGAGCACGGGTAGGGCTTCCGTCAACATCGTCAAGATAGTCTTTTACAAACATACAGGCATATTGCTCATTGACTATGGATGAACCCATATAGTCGGCACGTACCATATTCAATACATAAACCTTGTTGTATTCCACATCATTCTTCAACTCAACATTGAATTGCTTCATCAATGCTTCTACTTGATCTTTGTCATACGGGTGTATTTTGTTACCGTTCCTGTCTTTCATTTTAGAAACGGCATATTCACACAATTTCTTTGAGAAATTCCATCCATGTTCTGCAAGATATTTTTCCATTCCCGAAGGAAGTTTCTCATATACATCTAATCTCGTTCTTTCCATAGCTTTTGTTTTTAAAAAGATAGCCCGTAGCAAACCACTACGGGCTTAAACCAATTTAATTAGCGTCTACGTCTAGCGTAAGGACCAGTACCTTTGACTCCGCGTCTTTCTCCGTACTCATCATCGTCATCCCAAATACGCCCGTCATCGTCCATTCTTCTACGCATTCCACGCTCACCGTAACGTCCATCCATTTCTTCCATAGCGTCACGATAGCCTTCTTTATACGCTTTTTCTAATTCCCGGTCCATATCTTCACCTTCAAAGCTACGGCCCATTCCATATACTTTCCAACCCATAGTGTTTATTTTTTATTGTTGTTATTATTATTGTTTGTATGTTGCACGTCAGGCAATTTGATACCAGAAGCAGCAAGTTGTGCAAGTATATCTTTTATCTGTGACAATTCACCTTTAAGTTCCTTCATTTCCTTGTCCTGCTGTGCCTTTTCGGCAAATGCAGGATTCAACGCTGTAAGCATCTCATCGCAGCTTTTGATTACTTTCTGATGGTATTCCACAGATTCCACAACCCTTACACTACTTATTTTCATTGCTTCTATCTCTGCATTGATGGCATCCTTGCTTTCCGATACAACCACATTTCCGCCTACTTGGGAAAAGTCTGCTATACTAAGATTGGCTGGCAACTTTTGAAAATCAAGAGTATCATCTCCAACCTTAACTTTCACATCCACAACCATTTCATTTTGCGGAAGAGGATATGCTGTATATCCGTTCTGATATTTAGGAACAGGATTTGAAACACTTACCACAGTGCCCACATCACATCTTGGGTTTTCCCCTTTATGCAATATGAAAAACTGCTGTCCTTGTCGTATTGATTGAAACATACTTATTCTAACTTTTTAATATCATTTTACAGTGCTTCTAGCCTGTGCGGCAGTAGCAGGTGCAACGATATGATTAACTACTTGAAATATCCCATTACATTTGTCGTAATAGACAAAGTATTTATTGCCTTGTGAAATTTCACTAGACGGAATCTGATCTCCCGAACCGTTTACCAAAGGAACCTTGCTTGTGGATGTTGATGTGGTATTTGTCAGTGTGGTAGCCACAGAAACAAGATACCCGTCAGATCCGGCAGCAGGAACATGATTTACACTCAAGAGCAAAATACCTTGATTTGGCAATCGTCTGAACAGGCACGGGCTAATACCATAGATAACCTCTGAATTTGTTGTGTCTGTTGTTACAGAAGATGTCCGAACAAACGGTATCCCTCCAAAGTCAAGTCTATGTACCCCTCTGAAACGGTTAGCATTATATCCCATCATATAAGGATTAAAAAAATAACTCATAACTTTTCCCTTTCTTTAGAATTTTACTAGGTAATTATATACGATTAATTATACACGTACATATTGACGCTTCACCGCCCCGACTACTGCCGACCACTCCACGCCCCCAACCCCTTCTACCAAGGGTGATACTAATTTTGTTAAATAGTGTTTAATTGGTTGTAAATGCCATTCATTATTTGGCATCGGGATAAGAGTTTCTGACCTGTAATTTATATACAAGTCAAAGAACTCTTAACTACACTTTAGCAATTGCAACCACAGTTGTCACCAGCAGCATAACCTGCACCAAAACCAGCCATGAACGGATAACCATATCCACAACCGCAATTTGGATTAGGCACTATATAGGATGGAACCGGGCACGGAGCCTTAAGTTGTCCAACTATATTTGCAGTCTGGGCCTGTTGAGAAGCAGCCAGAGCCAAATTGCTGTTTTCCTGACGTAACTGCTGAATTTCACGTTGCATTTCTCTCTTTTCCAACTCGCAGAATCCGCTTTGGATGATTTGAGTTTGAGCGTCTATCTTACTTGACAAGATGTTAAACTGAGTGTTTGTGTTGCTTGTCAAAGTATTGGTCTGCTCTAAAGTAGCCAAACGGCTGTCGCATCCTTGACGTTCAATAGCTGTACGGATATCGCAGCAGCAAGAAGCAAGCTGAGAACCGATAGCTGCACTATTGGACTGAATTGAGTTGATGATCTGTTGAGAGGAAAGACCTACCTGGTTACCAACTTGCTGAATCTGTCCTTGAATCTGGCAGATAGCATTCTGCAACTGTTGAGTAGAGCAGTTCAAAGAGCTAGCCAACTGGTTGATAGCTGTTCCGTTTCCTTGAATAGCATTCATCAACAATTCACGTCCTGCTTCATTGTTCAATTGAGCAGGGATTCCGTTTGCTCCATTGCCAAACCCGTTACCGAATCCGTTACCACCCCACAGGAAGAAGAGCAGGATAATCCAGATCCAATGACAACCAGCACCACCCCAAGCGTCTTGATTTTTGTTACCATTCATCAAGGCAGCTACAAGATTGGGGTCTAATCATTTATTCTGCAACAGTGCAGGAATCATTGACATAATACCTGCGCTTTCTCCAGCGGCAGGATTGTCGAACATAAAAATTTTGTCTGAACCAATAATATTGTAATTTAATGTGTGTGTATTATAACTCCCGTAAAGACTGTGCACTCATCTTTACGAATGTAAATTTACAACATGGATGGTCTAGACAAAAATAAAAATTTCGTAGTATAACTTATTGTGTTTCAGATAGTTTAAACTTGTTAAAATAAGTTATTTGCTTGTATGTTGCTTTTACTATTCGTATATTAGCGAAATAATTTTAAAATAGAGGAATTGAAGATGAAAGAATTAAAAAAATGGAATAATAATCCAATAAAGATTACGTATTTAATACCTAGTGGAAACAAGTACGCTTATATAAAATTAGGTGACACTGTTGATCTGACGAACGGAACATATAAAATAACCGCTTTGGATAATGAAGAAAACATTTTCAAAGCGGTTAATATGGAGAATAAAGATGATTGTGTTACAATGTATGCGTATGAGGTTGTCTAGTTTTTAGTCTTGTATTTACCCCTTGATTTCTTTGGACGTATAAGCCCGTTATTTTTAAGAGCATCCAATGTTTCTTTCAAATAAACGGGTTTTGTCATTCCTTGTACTCTCACGGGTGATAATAACGGTTGTACGGGATGAAACTTAGTACCTTTGTATGTAAGCCTTGCAAACTCGGTGTCGCTCACATCAAGGTACTTTATGGCATTTTCTCTATCAAAATAAGACGGTATGATAGTGGATTTGTTTATCGCATCAGTTAGAAAGTTAAACTGGTCTGCATTAACATTTGAATTTCCACTTTTCAATGCTAGAGATATCCCGTCAAGTAAGGAAGCTAATATAGTGTTATAATTCATGCCCATGACTTACTCGATAGATGATATGTTTGCTGTTCCCGTAACACTTACCTTGCTTCCTGGTGTGACTGAAAAATATTCCACCGTTCCTGCCGGGAGAAGCATTCCTGTTGGTGCTATCCTGCTTGACCTGCTTTTTGTTTCCTGTACCAATGAGATACGGCATCCATCCGATGTCGCTACTCTTATAAGATTTGACAATGCTGTGTATTCATTGTCGGTAACATCTTCGGATGCTGATATTCTTGCAGCCACGATACCTTTTAACGCTTCGTCCTTTGAAGCGTTTTTGGTGGAGAAATACCCACCTATCTGTTGTTTGTCATTGCTTTCCATATCCTTTTAAGTAAGATTGTTTCACACTTTCTGCAAACTCGTTCAGCTTTACATAATCCGGGTCAAGTTTGTTTAAAATACCTTTTCTGAGAGCCGCTTCTTCCTCACCGTTGGGAAATTCATCCTTTATGGCGGCATCTACCGTTTTGTCGTATGATACAGGGTTCTTTACACGCTGTACATCGGCTTTCCACTTTTTGACGAACTTTTCCTGTACAATATTTCCCATATCGTCCGTTTCGGGTTCGTCAACTTGTTCAATGTTTAAATGAACATTGCTATATCCAGTGCCTAAATCAAAGATAAAGGCAGGCTTCTCGTCAAAAATCAAACCTCTTTCCATAGTTTAAATATCTAATGTTCCATCAAAATAATAACCCCTATTGAATTTTATGACAACATCTTCCAAAGGTAAAAGACTTTTGTCTACTTGGGAAAGGAATGCTCCTAATGTTTCGTATCCGCCTTTCACAAAGCATTTTTCTCCTTTGAACAGTATCTGCATTCTTACCCATGTACTATTGTCCTTCTTTGTAGATGGTCTTACATCAAAATCAAGAATGTCTATATGCTCATCGACAAGTTTGTCTATCTTTATATCCTTTCCGTCAAACTTTCTTGACACTCTTATATTTAAGTCACTAATCTTTGTCATGTGGCTATTATTATTAACTAAAACTTTATTAATTAAGTTTTTAGAATCACAGTGCATCAACATACCCATATAACTCGTAATTGATTTTGGGTTATTACGTTTTGACGCAAAGTTTTTCTTTATTCTCTTTCTTATTTTGGTATGACCAGGAGTAAAGACGAATCCACCGAAATCTATTCCTTCTGAAACGGGGAATATCCTGTAATTTTTCTTCATCTCCAATTTCTTTTCATATCATGGGATAATATCACCATATCATCGGCAAATCTGAAATAATGCTTTACTTTGAACTGCTCCTTCACAACATGGTCCAAAGACCTTAATACCAAATGGCTTCCTATCTGAGCGTCAGGATTGCCAATAGCCAGACCTTTATTGCTATAATTAAGCGTATTCATAAGCCATAACGCATCCCTGTCTTTCAAATCTTTGCTGTATGCCTTCTTGTAAACGCTGTGTCTTACGGACGGATAAAACTTCTTAATATCCATTTTCAAAACGTATATTTTCCCGTTTTTATCCATCTCAAGCAATGTCCGTTTCATCTTTCTCACAAGGGAATGCTTTTTTACCTTACTTGTAATTCCCCTTTTAGGCAGACAGTTATATGAATCAAGTGTAAGGCTTTTCGTCCATCTGTCCATCATGGGTATCAAAAGGCTGTGCTGGACAATCCTGTCCGGGTAAAACGGGAGTTTGTGTATCTCCCTTACCTTTCCTGCATCAGTCACTTTCTCTATCACCTCATACTTGCTTACATGGTATGATTTGTCTTTGAGCATCTGATAAACATTCTGATGATATTCATCCTTATGTTTCTCATAATCCCTCACACCCCTGTGATTTCTCTTTCCTTTCTTTGCCTTTTCAGCAGCAGAGACAATATTATCCATACTGCCTATCGTTTCAAAAATATTATTCAATCTTTTCATCTTACGTGCTTTTCTTTGTCCGTTGAGCCAAAGATAACTAACTTTCCATATACCTACAACTGTAAATGTACTAATAAGTTCCCATCCTCAAACAATGGGTTGTCTTGACATTTTTCATCTTCCTGACGAGGCTTCTGTATAGCAGTAATTTTTTTAGCACGTTAGCTGCCACCGATGTTCGTGTTCGCGTTCGAAGGATCATGGTTCAAATTACCATTCCGCAGAGAACAATTGCCGTTGTTCGACTTACCACCAAAGTAAACACCACCATTCTACAGACCGCCTTTTTTCAACTAACCGCCTTTGACAGACTTATTTAACTTTGCTGACGCATTTGGTTAGATTTTTATTATGCAAACTTAAACATAATTAATATATTTTGCAAGTTTTGGGAGGGGGATTTTTCACTTCGTGAAAAATTAGGATTGGGTTATTGTACAACGAAAGCCGCCACCGATGCTCGTGAGCGCGTACGAAGGATCACGGTGCAAAGAACCACCCCGCAGAGAACAATTGCCGTCGTCCGACCTACCACCAAAGTAAACACCACGCCTTCCAATCTTACCCGAACCTGCATTTCCCGTAAACCAGTTGTAATGGCATTCCCCCGTGTGAAGATTGCTTCCCTTGACCTCTCCAATAAGAGAGTTCTTAAAGTTCTTCGTTATATATCCTTCACCTCTAGCCATAGAACCGATAAAATCATACGTATTCTCAAAACCGTAAGACTCCCCGGGATTCTTTTCTGTGGCCACATTGTCCGTAGTCAGATTGTTCACGTCATAGGTCTGATAGATGTCTATGGATGTGGAATCGTGCATGACACAATCTATCCCACTGTACCACATCCATATATCTCCCCACCCGGCAATACGTCCGCGAATGATAGGCTGTGTGAAGCATATCTCTATTTCACGGTTTTCCACTGCCGCATTGTCAGGAATACTCCATCCGCTAGTTACAGTTGCATTGACAAACTTGGCTACGATACCCGACATCTCCCCGTCAGCCAATCCGTTATGACCTTGGAAGTTGTAGTATTTGTATTTTGTGCTTTCATATTCAAACTCGGTGTCGGGAGCGACATTGTGTTCCTTTGCGTATGACATGGCAAGCTGCGCTTCAAACATCTTCATGCAAGGACGGTCGTTGTTTATAAGCTGTAAAAAATTGTAAGCAGTTCCTGTTTCTGATGCTTTAAATCCTTGCCCGTTCATCTTGTAATACACATAAGTCTGACCGTCCGCCTTCTTGAATCTGACGCCTGTCATTTCCCCCCAGCTTGACGCATCGGGGGCTGAATCGTTGGATGATATTCCTTTTCCGCAAACAGACTGTGCGTGTAGGTCTTTTGTTCTAAACTTAATAAAGAGAAGCGTACACCACACTTCAAGGTCAAGAACGAAAGCATTTGCATAAGGATAGTTCTTCGTGATGTCCGGGTTCTTTGCCCTAGCGTATTTCTCGTAATCAAAACGTGATACATTTGTCGTAGGCCATCCATTTCCTTCCATTATGTTCACGCCTAGATTTCCTGCTGCTGTCGTTCCTTTTACCGTGTTGTCAAAAATAGATCTCTGCTTCCTATCCTTTATCGTGGAGTAACCGATACTCATTCCGAACGGCTCTATCTCTATGGCCGTATCGCCACCGTATGTAAACGGAGCGTCACTGACTAACCTTCTTTCGTATGTATCATCCGTTCCTCCGTTGATTATCCAGAAAGGCTTGGTGTTCACAAGCATGATGTCGCTTCCGTCATCTTCTACATCAGTTCCGTCAATAACAATCTTTGACGGGCTACCATCAGCCATTTTGAAGAAATTGGTCTGGTCCAGGAATCCTACTACCTTACCGTCCTTTACCTTTGCCACACGGAACGAGTTGAGGATAGGATGGGATTGTTTGAACTCTTCCTTTCCTATCCATGTCTGAAAGGCTGGGTCTGCCTGTCCTCTTCTCATCTCCACTCCATATATATTACCCTGCTGCATCTTTATCTGTTCGAGAAGCGACTTGTAGTCATTGGTAAAGTCGTTTGTGGATAACGCCTTGCCGTCCACCTTGTCTACCTTCTTGTCTAGGGCTGATTTCTGTGCGGTGGATACGGGCTTTTCGGCATCGGACGTATTGTCCACATTTGACAGACCTATATTGTCTTTTGTTATATTGACATTGCCCGTCCTGTAAGACTGTTCGGCATTACCTTTCACGCCTATGACGGTATTCTTCTGTGCGCCTTTCTCTATCCCGTCAAGTTTATCTTTCAACAGGGTAGTAAAGTTATTGTCGGTATGCACATAGTCTTCGTCCATTACCATGCCCTGTCTTATCTTGGACACCGTGACGGATTTGTTCTTTTTAGGGCTTCCCGTCACACATGGTATCATCTCTTCTCCCGTAGCGGTCTCAACGGGAGGCATCTGTGAAATTTTAAGATTATCTTCCATTATATTATTCCGTTAATATTAAACCATCGTTTTCAAGCAATATGCTGTATCCATTTTCAGTGATTACGGTATTCCGAAGAACCTCTAGCGTTATCCTTGAATCAGCAAGCTTCCATGAATTGTCAGAAAACGGCATATACCCGTCTTTCTTTACAGACAGCGACATCGTGCCATTTGCCATACCCCGTACTTTCACTGTACCGTCAGACAACGTTTTGTACTGTACGCCTCCCACCGTGACCGTTGCGTCCTGTATGGGTGAGCCTGATACGTCCACCACCGTTATCGTTACGATAGCCTTCGGTATATAGTAGTCAATCAAATCCTGCTCGGTGAATCCGTCATTCTGTTTGGTGGGAACTGAATCGAAACCGATGGAGTTGTAGAAAGCTGAACTAATCCATCCGCTATTATGGTCAGTATTGCTAAAGAATACAGGAGTTTTAGTTTTATCACCTGTCACATCATTGTTTACTATGGTGATTATTTGCTTTTTGTTTAACAAAGCGGAAACTCTTGTAGATTCATTCAGTGTTCCATCAATATAGGTCTTGCCGTTTGAGTTCCTACTATTATAAGCAATACTACCTTTGTCATTGAATACGGCAAACAGCCAAGGTTCAGTAGTATTCAGTCTTTGGTCATAGATAAACTTTCCACCAATGAACGGATTGATAGTTACAAACAACACCTTAACGCCCTGCTGCAAGTTCTCCACAACACCGTAATCATCCACTCCATCAGTTATTAGGGCGTTGGGATATTTAGGCAGGAACTCTATTGTTACGTCCATATCTCCTATATCCCCTGTAACTCCTATGGCGTTATACAATGAAGTGGTTCCTTCGGGATAGGTTAATGTCACCTCATGTTCCCCGTTGTCAAAAGTATAAAATCCGCCATTTCTGTTTACCAAACTAACTTGTCTGCCATCAGAAAGTCCTGTAACCTTAAATTTATGTGTAGGATTGGAATTTGATGGAACTATATTTACCATGTCATCTGTGGTGGATAGTTTCTTAGTAATATGTATAATCCTGTTATCCGTAACAGTAACATTTGCTTTATCGGGTAGAATATTGGTGCTAGCAATATCATACCCTCCCACACCGCTCATTGCAGCGAACAGGAAATTATTCAATTTCAATGGTCTTTTGTTCCCACTGAAATCCTGTAGATAAGGATTGGATTTCAATATCTCGTTGGTAGGTACGGATTGTCTTATAGGAATTTCCTCTACCACAATATTGCAGTCCACATCATTCACATTATCGCCCGCCAAATAAAATCCGGGGTATGATGTATTTGTAGAATTGCTATTAGTATATGATTTAATATCGTATTCTCCATCCTGTGTTATCTGAATACTATCATATCCTAATCTACCTTTTATAGTGAATCCCTCCGGAAGTCCGGTAACTTTTATTCTGTAAGAATCAACAGTCTGCAATGGCAAGCATATTATTTGCCAAAAACTAGTATTGGCATTATTTGTTGGTGTATGGGTGATAGAACATCTGTTTACAGTCTTATCATAAGTTATCTTTCCTCCAAGGTTCACAAAAGGATTTGTATAAGTAACGTCAGGAATATAAACATCCACAGGCTTTGACATATCGTACCAGAACACCATGTGTTTTGGTATCCATTTCTCTATGATTTCGTTTATATTCGTCTCTACCTGCCATGTTCTAACAAGCCCAAGACGCCCTATGTTAAAAAATCCTATCTTTCTCATACTGCGACCAATTTTCAGACGAAAGCAATTTTTCAAACTCAAAGGTTCCTGTTTCATAGGTGTCGTAAGGGAAAGGATGCTCTATACCGTCTTCCGTAAGTGTCATAGGCATTGCTTCCAAAACCCTTTCTGTATGTATCATATAATACAGCCCGTCAACTGATTTTCTGAAAACGGACAAATCTTCATCCGAAAACATAATCTCGGAGTCCATTTTGGGAACTATCGAAAATTGCATAATTTGTTTTTTTTATCTATTATCGCAAAGATAGCATAAAATTCGTTAAACAATTTGGTTATGAGCAGTTTTGTGCAGTATATTTGCTTAAAAATAAAAAATATAATATCAATGAATGTATTAAGTTTATGTGATGGTATAGCCTGCGGTAGGATTGCTCTTGAACGAGCAGGGATAAAGGTGAATAAGTATTACGCAAGCGAGATAAATGAACCGTCTATTAAGGTGGCATTAGACAATTATCCTGATATCATAGAGTTAGGTGATATCAGGAATTGGAAAGAATGGAATATAGAATGGAAAGATATTGATCTGTTGATTGGAGGTACACCATGCCAGGATTTCTCCCGACTTGGAAAAGAAAAGCTAAACTTTGATGGTGAACGTTCGGGGCTGTTCTTTCAATATGTGAACATACTTAATCATATAAAACAGTTTAATCCAAATGTAAAATTTATGCTAGAAAACGTGAAGATGAAATCCCAATGGGCTGATTTGATTTCGTCACATCTTGGAGTAGACTATGTGTATATCAACAGTTCCGATTTCTCCGCGCAAATGAGAGCAAGATACTACTGGTGCAACTGGGAAATACCTGCATGGAAGGACAAGGGAATACTGTTCAAGGACATCATCACTGATGGATATGTTGAGAAGAAAAAGTCATGGTGTATGCTTGAATCATGGAACAGGTTTGCCAAGAACCCCGAATCACTGTTGAGAAGATATAAAAAATCACTTACACCGCTTATATTCAACTCACCCGACTGTAATCCCGAAAAAGGTTTCAGAACGCCAAATATTACGGAAGCAGAAAGATTACAGACAGTTCCAGAAGGATACACAAAGTCAGTACAGCCACATATAGGGATGGGGCTTCTAGGAAATGGATGGACTGTAGATGTTGTTAGTCATATTTTTAAAGGAATTATATCATAAAGAAAGTCAGATAAGTAGATTTATTATGGAAATAAAGAATGGAATAATAATAGATGGTGTGTTGCATGAAATGAGCAAAACGTTCAATGAAAATTTCGATTGCAGTGAATGTTCATTGTGTAAAGAATGCAAAGAGTGTAAGATGGAGCATGAATCATACCTGTGTAATGTGATGGGATGTTTCTGTTTTGTCAATCGTGGCAAAGTAACGGATATTAAAACAGAGGAGGAAAAGAAATGAAACAGACATTAGAAAAAGCGGCTCATTCTTTCGCTGAAAGTAGAAGCAGTGGAAGTATGTTTCCAGCATATTATATGGGGTTTATCGATGGCGCAGAGTGGCAGTCAAAGCAATCGCCTTGGATAAGTGTTAAGGAACGGTTGCCAGAGGAAGGGCAGCGTGTACTTGTTGGATTTTTATGGGACTTATGGAAATGTGATAAATACTCCGAATATATTAAATGTACAGACGTATTTACATATGAAGATGGATGGTGGATTGATGATAGTGTTAATTTTTATCGAGGTAAAGAGGTAACTGAGGATGATATTAAAGTTATCTGCTGGCAACCCATTCCATCTTTCGATGAAATATTAGAAGCAAATAAAGATGTGTTATAACGATTAAAAGAGAAATGATATGCAATATATTTTAACAGAACAAGAATATAAAGCTCTAACACCTATTAATAAGGTGAATGAACTCGAAGAGAATGTACGACTTTTAAATGATAAAGTTATGGAGCTTACCGAGCATCCATGTGGAAGTAATGCAGACTACAGAAGTATTACTTTTTACTGTGATGACTGCCCGATAGGGCATTTTGGGACAAATACGTGTACAAAAGTACAACAATATTCTAAATAATATTCAAAACAAATCAGAAACGAAGAAAATAGCAATTTATAAGCATAAGTCATATATTGAACGGATTAAAGAGAAAGGAGATTAGATATGGGTTACAGATGTCCTGGATGTGGAAAGGATTTCGGCTTTGATAAAGAGGCATTCAATAATCATTTGAATTTTGAATGCGGTGAAGGTGCTGCATTTGCTTTTGCTGCTTTAGCTCATGTTAAAGTAATGTGTGGGAGAGGTAAGTTATCAGATAATGATGTAAAATCAGAAAATCGTAAATCAAAGTCTTATTCCTGCATAAGTCCAAAACACCATTGGGTAAAACAAAACGCTGTGAGTGATAAAGAAGGCTATGACATTGTAGTTTGTTCTTTATGTGGAATTAAGGCTAAAAGGATTTTAGACAACTTCAAATTTGATATGAGACAATCAATGAGAAAAATAGAGAATTGTAACGAATAAGTATTATTGAATAGTCTTTCTATATATTCATTTAGGGAAAATGAAAAATCCCCTTACTAATTGGAAGCAAGGGGATTTTTCATTATAGTTCAGGTCACATAGATATAAGTAATGTACTATCTTTGTAACTTCCACTATTAAGACTAACCCATATTCTACAACTTCTAGATTGAATCATATCAGATGAGATAAATATCCTTACCTTTTTATCAACCGAAGAATTAGCAGATACTTGAAAGTTTTCTATATTGACACTTGTTTCGCCTATCGTCATTGGATCATTAAAATCCTTATTTGTATATCTAGCCAAGCAGACATTGTTTGAAAAACTTATTGAACTACTTTGCCCATTACGTACTCTTACAGTAACTTCTATATAACCTGTAACAGTCGGTAAAGTACCCCCAAGTATAGATATGCTTACATAAGATCCTACAATTTCTATCTCCGCTTTTTTCATCATAGGAATAGAATAAGCGCTATGCAGTATATCAGGATCATCCTGGTTTAATATGGCTGTGCTTAAAAAGGGATAAACATCCCATTTACCAGTTGCCATTCCCCATGAGTTCACTGTTACCATAGCATATCCTGTCCCTATCTTCTTATCAGCAGTAACACGCCTGTACATCTGAGTAGTTTTGCTTTTAACATAAACACCAAAATAACACTCTGCTATCTCAGCAAAATCCCCCATGTTTAGGAAATCAGCCTCAGTCCCCTGTGAAGGCATCATTATAGCAGCAGAACATGTAAAGCTACTACTAGTAAACTGATTTGTAGCCGTAGCAGGGCACATGAACTTATCTATAGGAGGATCGGCATAGTGATTATAACCATTAAAATCAGTAAGACGATATGGAAAATTACCGCCTGTTGGTGGGCTATATTCCCACCCATTCATACTACCATCAGCATAATTTTCGGCATCCGTATAACTTGAAATACGTTTTGGCTTCACACCACAATTACCATCCCAAGCCTTCCACCATTTTTCTCCATCACTAGGACCAAGGCTTTCATATCTTACAGGCTTGTATCTAGCCCAAGGATTTATTTTCCCATGCGTATTTGCGCACGCATACCCCAAATCATACCCAATACCAATAGCACCGATACCAAGCGTAGCATAAACATCATCGCCCAAATTTATCGGAGCAGTTATCTTACCGTTAGAATGTCCCATAATTTTATCTATTGATTGTAAATACCTAATCTATTTTCCAACTCTCTTACTCTTTTCTTTAATCTTGTAACTTCATCATCCACCTCTTGTAATCCTTTCCATACTACAGGAATTAATCTTTCATAAGTAACCGTATAATAATCGTGGAATACATCTCTTACCCATTGTTTAAATCCCCCTGCTATAAGGTCTTGTGCTATCAAACCAAACTGGTCATAATCATTATTATATACCTCCGAGTTAGCTTTGGCAACATCATTCCAATGATATTTCACAGACCTAAACTTATTTATAATGTCCATAGCATTGTAATTCTGAATGTCTTTCTTTAGTCTGATGTCAGAACCACTAGCCTTGGCTGTTATTTCCGCCTTAGAGTGTATTCCACCAGCAGGAGATATTTCAACCACATTTTGATTGGCCGTAGCAGTGCCAGTATCAAACGAAAACCAGCTAGATGCGTTCACACCTAATTGACCCCTAAAAGTTCCTCCACCATTATAAAAAGCTATGGAGCTACCTCCGGAACCGCTGCTTCTTACCAACTGGAGAGTGTCATAGGTGTCTGTTTGAATACGTAATCTCTTACCGCCAAAATTACGTATGAAATTACTGTCTTGCATATATATTCCGCCACCATAATCCTGATGATACCACCCTGAATGACCCGTACTTCTAAACCAATCGCCGCATTGAATGGAATTGGGGAGTTTTAAATATACATTTGCAGAACCGTTCACACTAACCCCAGCACCCGTATGGGAAGCGTTGTGGTCTTGTATATAGAATGTTCTTGCAGTAGTCCATACATCCGCACTAGAAGCCCTACTGTCAACCAGCGTGGAAGCACCTCCAGCCGATACAGCCACAGACGTGTTGGAGGTGGATTGCAGATTTTCCCATGCGGAAACGTTACACCCATAAGACCAATATTGATATTCTATGTTTGCATTGTGGTATGAGCCAATTTGGCGCACCTGCAATTCAAAATTGTTTGTTCCTACACGTACAAGGCGAATGTTATCCATTCCTTTTGCAAATGTGGGGAGATAAAGGCGTGCTGAATTTTCAACATTTCCCACACTGCTATCAGAAGAACTAGGGCCACTTCTCATATAAAATATGGCACAGAAGTGATAATTCCATACTTCTGACTGTGCATGATTTCCATAGGCATACCATATCCTTCCCCAAACCGTTACTGACCTATATGGCGTGGCTCCCGATTCAGAACAAGCGAATATCTTTTTCCAACCATTATCTTCACCACCTAGAGCAAATCTTACTGCATAGCATCTACCTATATTGTAATTTCTAGGTAAGAAATTAAGATGCCAATTGTCCAGCATATCCGCGTTCAAGTTGGTATTCAATGTAGTAGAAGAACATTGGTAAGGTGCGGTTCCTGTACCTACAGTGGAGTAAAAGAATCCTGTAGAATATACATTACCTGCCACATCTAATTTAGCTCTAGGAGAGTCAGTACCGATACCTGCCAATCCTCCACCAGTACACATAATCAGATTTTTTCCCGAATTACGCTGTAAATACAGATGATGGTCGTATCTGCTTATCTCTCCGGCACAGTTAATATTATAATTACCATTGGAGTCTACCCTTCCGATACATATATTGCTTTCTTTAATACCACCTGCTACATTAAGCACCCCTGTTCTTACATTCAACCACATGGCATTTTCCCCTTGTGCAACGGTTTGTCCGCTTATTGTGGGATACCAACCGATTCCATACCATGATGCAAAACGTAAATTAGCATCGGTTGAAGAAGCTGCATTACCGCCACCATGAATCCAATTACTCGAAGTTTTAACTACTCTAGTACCCCCACCTATATTGAATCCTTTGGTGTTATTCATAGTCAAATCCCCTGTCATGGTATCTCCGGTTACATTGACATAACGTCCGTCAAAATCAGACAGGTGCAATCCATCAACCATGTCTGCATTAAGATTACCCACAACAGTGTTACTTACCACAATAAATGGAGCCGTGCCACTTGCTACGGTAGAAGTAAGCTGACCGCTCATCGTTATGTTACCTACGCCCGTCATGTTTCCGCTTACGTTAGCCGTACCGTTGAAAGGTTGACCCCAAAGGGTACGGGAGGTAGCAAGAGAGCCGGTAGTATCAGACCTATTATAATATGATGGAAGTTCGTTCCCATTGTCTGATGGTAATGTAGTGTACCAAGTTCCATTGGATATATTTGTGGTAACTCCCCTCCTATTTAAGATTGATACATGACAATCATTATAATCATAATAATGCCAGAATAATCTTATCTTCTTGGTTGTAGTATTATAGAATAATCGCCACATCGTGTTACCAAATGAAATAGTGCTTCCATAATAGTATAATGCTCCTGTATAATTAGTGCTTTCCTGATTCGTTGTATGAAATACCATACTTATAATACCTGTACCTGAATGTCTACTATTTACTAGAAATGTCATACTGTTAATAGAGAATCCACCAATTACGGTAGCCTCAAGCACCAACCTATAACCTTCGGTATTTCCATTCCCTCCTGTAAGTGTTACATGTTGATTGACACCATCTGCCCGCAAAAATGCAGATTGATGATAACCGTCTAATAAATCTGCATTTAAATTATTAACAAGCGTATTGCTTGAAACTATCAACGGTGATAACCCTGTGGCAACAGTCGACTTTAGTTGCTGCGTAAATGTTTTCTGCCCTGTGATAGTTTGATTGGTGGATAAAGTAACCCATCTACCGTCCAATACGGAAGTAGGGATATGACTTGCGTCTATGACTTTACTTGAATCAGCCTTTTTCAATTCAGCCCACATAGCATCAGCGTCAAGTCCTCCCTGTCCAGCCATGTCGTACAGTTTCTTTATCGTGTACGCATTAAACGTATTGTCAAGGTCTGAATCGGAGAAGGTTGTGCCGTCAGTAAGGTTTGCGAAGCTATATACGGTCTTTATGACACCACTTCCTCCACCAGCACTACCTGTCTGCACTCCAAGAGCCGTAATCCAACCGTCCGAGTAGAATCCTACCGTGTTTCCGTCTGTTCTATGCTTCACTCTCAGAGCCTTGTTTACAGAATCGTAAACAAGTTGGGCATCTCCTATCGTAATGGTATTTGTTGACACTGATGGTGCTTGAACATTTCCTGCCTTATTAATCCAAACAGCACCTTCCGTATTATTATGCCCATTAGGTCTTAGATTTATTTCGCCATTTCCAAAGCTAGCTAGTATTGTATTACCGTCTGAGTTTCTTAATACTACATTTGAATCAGTATATGTTATACCACCGTTATTGTTGAATACTATGTTCTGACTAAACGTTTTTCTTCCCGAAATAGTCTGAGCAGTAGTCAAGGTAACGGCATCAGTAATCCCGTACCCTGCCAAAGTGGTAGGATTATCACCAACTGTAACACGCCCGTAGGTGTCTACTGTAACTTTCGTATATGTACCAGCATTCACCCCCGTGGTAGCCAGTGACAATGTGCGGTTTGCGGACAGGTTTCCACCTCCCGTAAGACCAGTTCCTGCACTTATCGTTATGGTCTTGTCCGCTTTCAGTGCAAGAAGTTCGGCTAGGTTGTCGCTTTCCGTAAGACCGTCAAGAAACGCTTCAAGTTCTTTCCATTTGTTGATAATGTTATCGGCATCGCTTCCTTCTAGGAAGTTGTTCAACTTGTTGCTTAACTGTGTTACGGTATTGTTAAGCGTGCCTAAGTCCTGTTGCCTTGCGAATGTTTCCCCGAATACAGCAGTAATGGTTTTTCCGTCAGAACTAAGTGTCATGTCTGTTACGGCATTTCCACTTCCCGACTGGGTGATGTTTTTTATACCACCACCTTCCTTCGCCATTTTCCAAATCTCGTTGATGGTATATGCGTTGAATGTATTGCTAAGGTTGGAATCGTCAAACGTCTTACCTAAATCGGCAAATCCGTACACGGCCTTAATCAGTCCGCCTTCACCACCTCCCGGTTCTCCGCTACCACTCTGTGCGCCCAACGCTGATATCCATTGGTTTGTATAGAACGCTGACTTGCATCGTAACGCTTGGTTTACTTCATCCCATTCAAACCATCCGTTGAACTTTTGAAACGATGCAATAAGGTCATTAAGTAGCTGTTCAGAGAAAATATTTGTTCCGCTTCCCGTACCACTTCCGCCTAATGTTACATTTGTCGTATTCTGTGTTGAAGCCGTTTGATTTTCCTGTGCCAACCGTTCATAGAAAGACAGTATCTTTCTTCTTGCAATGGTGCATGAATATGACGGAAACATATTCTCCTTAGAATATTTAATTTCCAAAGACTGTATCTGCAACTGCATATCCACTATCTGACCGTTATCAGAGAAATCGAACACGCCTATTCCATCATCCCTTACCTTTAGCATATTTCCTTCTATGAAGTCAATGAAAAGATTAGGATGCTCTGCGACAAATCCGCTAGATATGTCAAGTGAAACGGTTCGGTTCTCATGGTCATATCTTGACAGGTAGTCAAGAGCCGCCTTTTCAAGCGTGTTCTCAGCCATTGTCACATACGATTCGGGCATGACAATATTCAGAATGACAAACTCCGTTCCTGCTGCAATTGAAGGAGATTTACCATCCGTATAAAGCGGAAGTTTGGCATTGTCGCTATCCGTTCTGTAGCATGATATTTTATATCGTGCCCCCTTATTAAACATGGCAACATCCTCTTCCGTTTCCCCCGTATCACCGTTCACCTCACCGTAAAGAGGAATAATACTGTTTTTGTTTATCTTAAATTCTGTTCCCGTATAAGTTCCTGTACGCATACTGAACACTGCATCCGTCACAGAAGCGTATTTGTAATAGAACCTGTCCTGTGAACCGTCCTGATTACCGAAATGTATGTTGCAGGTCATTTCCTCACTAAAGCCTATCTTACAGCTTCCGGCAGGAACATCGGAATCAAACGTGAACTCAACACGTATGGTGACTGTCGTATTCTGACCTTTTTCTATATATCCTACAAGAGCGGTCTTGTCGTAAGGTATTTCAAGCATACCAGTAGCACCTTCCTCTCCGATAACAACCTCTTTCAAAGGAGAAGCCTGACCCAATACACGGTTCGTAACCATACGTAGGTTAATCTTCACCTTTTTCCCTACAGCATCACTTCCTATGGGCAATACACTGAAAAGCATTTTTCCTGAGAATGTGGCAGTAACCTTTACAGGCTGGTCATAATATGCCCTTGTACCATATATATCAAAACTCTCAAAATCCCTGTACTTGTCAAACATAGCATGGGGCTTGTACTGTGGCTGCACGTTGTCATTTATCTTGTCGGATGAATCACCGTCCTCATATACCTTGTACCCTAGGTTGAATCCGGGAGAGGTCATATAAATGAAGAAACTGTCACTATTATCACTCTTTATCGGAGTAGAACCGATAATCTTGTCTATCCGTGTTGCTGCGCTCGCTCCCTCACCTGCCACCTTGCCAGATTGAGGATCGGGTTCTCCATCCGCCTTGTATGTATCCCATTCGGGAAGTCCTGACGGGTACAAATCACCAAGTTTTTTTCCTCTGATAGAAGGATATATTCCACTGAATGTGTTTGATATGGTTTTCCCTCTCACACCATAATTCTTCAATCCGTATTCGCTGTCAATATAATATCTTATATTTCCTGCGGAATCATTCGGAAGAAGGATATACGGGCAATAACGTGATTCATCGGCAGGCTTAGCGCCCTTCTTGTATTCGGGCGGAACGTTTCTGCTTCCGCCTTGTGGTATGATTCTGGTTATAACAGGTGTGCTTGTGTCTACGGAAGAGGAAACCTTTACAGCACCTCCACCGTCACCCTGCTTGAATGTCCAGTTTACGGACGGCCTTGTCTTGTCCGTAATGGTTATTATCCCACCGTTCGCTGTCGTTGAGAAGTAATAATTGAGATAAAACTTGTCATAGAAGTTCTTCAATGCTTCAAACAGGTTGGTGCCATCGGTTATGTCAATCATATCCTCTGTCAGTTCGCCTTCCGCATCCACATTCAATGTCCATGTTCCAATGCCTGTATATCCCACACCCAATGACGCATTGTAAGACTGTATATTCGCTTCTATACGTGCTGCAAGCTGTTTTGCATCACCCCAAAACTGGAACAGACCGCCATGTGTGTATCTTATCTTGTTTATCTCACCGCCTGTTCCGCTTACTATGTCAAGAAACGCCACATTCTGCAAAAGCACCTCCTTACCGTAAAACAAAAGGGAGTATTTGTATTTTCCTGCTTCATTAAGATTATCTCCCGATGGGGCTTGGTACAGGATGAATGTATTACCGTTATATACGACTGTATCGTATTCCGATTCGCTCTTTGAGTTGTATGCCTTGAACTCTATCGGAACAACGGAAATGACTTCACAAGTCAATTTTCTCACTTCCTGCAAAGACGGGCTGTATGAAAAATCAGCACTCTCCGCAATAACCCTATTTCCTCTTCTAATCTGTAAAATCATTGGTCTTTAAAGCGTTGGTTGGTCAATACTGAAATTTAACGAAAATGTATAGGCGGATACAAGTCGGTCCGGGTTCTGTAAGTCCTGAACGTCCTGATAACTCATCTTTGCGCCTGTTTCAAAACCCGTGCATCTTATCACCTGCTTTGCCGATTCCCCCCATATATCGTTCCATATAGAGAATGAAGATGAACCGTAAGGCGTACCTTGTGCGGCAGGTATCACATTGGTTATATATGAATAGAACGAACGGATATTCGTCTTTACCGTTTCCACATCTCCCAAAGCGGCAAATGTTATGCTTCCTTCCGTTGGCTGGTAAACAGGCGTGACAGGTTCGTACACCTTCTGACCGTTCTTGTCATACCATTTTTCGGCATAGGCTTCCTTTCTTGTCGGCAAATCCCATAATCCCTTGCTTTCAAGTATATACAGCCTGTATGTGGCATACAAATCCTTTGCCGTATCGCTTCCTTTCTTTATAAAATATTTAGCTATAGCCATTCGTGTACATATTTAATTAGTGCAAAAATAACAAAAATAGTATTAGAAACCATCTAGTTTTAAAAAATAATTTTCTATATTTGCATCACAATCGGTGCTTTGGATGAGTGGTTTAGTCAACGGTCTGCAAAACCGACCACAGCGGTTCGATTCCGCTAAGCACCTCAAGTGATTGGATTTTTTTGTTCGTAATCAATCTCAAACGCCCTGCCAACTGTGAAGCTAGCAGGGCGTTTATATTATCAGTCAATTATAACTTTTATCGCATTTCCGCCTGACCTTGGGGCAATGGAAACGACACTTAGGAGTGCTGTCTTTATCGCCATAGTTGCGGCAAGCTGCTGGGTGAGAACCTCCAACTGTGACTGCTGTATGGCTGTCATGTTCGTTCCTCCCGTTCCTGCCGAACCACCGTTTAACGATACCAACTGACGGAGAAGATCGCTTTGTACAACCATTTCGTATCTCATTCCGTTAAGATAACCCAATGCCTGGTTGAACGTATTCTCGTCAACTCCTGCAATGGCATTGGACAGACCTTCCGCATTTTCCTCTGTTTCGGTAAGCATTCCGCCTAGGGCGTTGTTTATCTCATTGACTACACCCCCGGCTTCCGCAAAGGCTGATTCCAATGAACCCATGACATTTCCTAGTATTATAAGTTCATCCTTGTCTATCTTGTTGTCCGCAAACATACCACCTTTACCGTCCGCTCCAAACAATGTAGTCTGTACCTGTTGCATTGCCTTTTCTATGTACTGTTGCTGTACCCAGCTTTTGACAACATCTCTCATAACGTCCGCTACGGTATTCTTGTACGCCTTAGCTGCATCTTCCCCTTTCAGCCATGCTTCGACAAGAGCGTCACCTATCTGGCTAGCCCAATCTTTCAAGTCAATGCTATACAATTCGCTGGCAAGCGTTTCCGTATAATATCTTATCTCATACTCCAATTCTTTTATTGTCTGTTTGTAATCTTCTACTTTTTCTCTATCTGACTTTTTCTTATCTTCTTCGGCTGCTAGAATTTCTTTTTGAATTTGTAACTGCTGTTTCAGATTGGATACCTGTTGAGATGTCACCTCATCTAATCTTTCAGGATTAATAATGTGCTCAAATTCTTTTTCGAGCATACTATAGATATTGGTCAGTTTCTTTGATTCAAATTCAAGATTCTCTATATGCTTTTGAAGTCTTTTGTCATGCTGTCTGTTAAATGTAGCGATAACATCAAGCGGCATGGATATAGCCGAACCTATCGCACCTGCAAAATCACCACTTTTGAATGAATCCCATGATTTCTTCACACCCTCATTCATAACGCCCATAGCTTCCGAGAACTGGTTCATCTCGCGCATGAAACCGCTATCGGTATCCTTACCCATAGAATCCATAAGGTTGGACACAGATGCAATTATCTGCTGCATAGCCTTTATAGCATTGTATATATTGGTTATGATAAAGTCAATAAGATTCACCGTCTGCAAAGCGTTCTGTGCGGCAGCCATCATTCCTTTGCCAGTCTTGACAGCTTCCTGTCCGCTCTTGTATCTTGATTCGGCTTCCGACTTGGCACTCAAAGCGGCATTGGCGGCTTCTTCATCACCGTTCTTCATTGCGTCCTCGTATGCCTTGGAAGCATTTTCTATGTCAGCCATAGCCTGTTGCATATCATTCATGCCTGCCATCATCTTTGACTTTCCTGCATCATAACGCTTATTATACAGACCTTCAATCCCATCTTTCATGTACGTCTGAAAGTCAGACTGGTTATTCTTCATCATCTTCTCTATCTGCTTGTCCACACGTTCAAGTTCCTTCATGTATTCCTTTGCGCTGATAGCACCATACCTGAACGCACTGTTGAGCATTTCCCTTACCTTGTCAGCTACGGTATTTGCAGCCTCCATAGACATCGCTTCAACAGCACCGAAGAAGTTCTGATAGTCTGTGGTCAGCTTGAACAAGTCCATTTCTTCACTTTTCTGCAACGCGGAAGATAATGAAGTGTTGCCCATACCCTTTGCCGTTTCAATTCTTTTTCGGTAATTCTCCCTGATAATATCAACCTGTGTATAGTAGTCACCATATTTTTCAAGGTCATTCGCATACTGCTTTGCCATCTCACCGAAATAGCCTTTCCATGCGTCAATCATTCCTTGTATAACCTCTTTCTGATCTTCTCCGATATTCTTATTCCCCTTAATGGCTTTCTGTATCTGATTGATATACTGGTTCATTGAGGTGAATGAAGATGTGTCGGGCACGACAGAAACGCCAAGGTCAAGATTCATTCCTGCCAATGCGGATTGCAGATTGTTGTATATCCCTGCTGCAAAACTTTCAGCCATAGTAGATGTATCACCACTGAACTGAACGGCAAGGTCTAAGGCAAGTTCGGAATCACCCGTTATTCCAAGTATGTCACTGTAAAAGTCATACTTGTTCCTGTATCTGTCAAACTCATCCGTAATTCTTTTCATCACCTTCTTGGCTGCTTCAACATAAATTTCAGAGGACAATTCGGCAGCTTTCCTTGCGTTCTTGACCGCATCCTGTGGGACACGTGTTTCCAATTCCTTTGCAGCCTTGTTGTAACTGTCAACAATAGCCTGTTTGTCATATACAATATCTACGCCAAGTTTTAACGCCTGTGAACCGTATATGGCTTCGATCTGCTTTTTGGCTTCTTCCTTACCTATGTTAATGCTCAAATCCTTGAACTTGGAATAGGCGGATTCAAGCAATGACAACCTGTTTTTCCAAAGGTCAGCAAGAGGATCTCTTTTCTTCCCTTCCTTCTTCTGCTTTTCCAGTTCAAGGTTGAATTGTTTTGCCGTTCCCGTAGCCTTTGACATCGCTTCGTTGGCAGCGTTAAACTCGCTTATTATTTGCCTTAATGTTTCAAGTTCTTCGGGATTTACCAATCCTGTCATTTGGTATTTATCACCTACTTTTTTCAGTTTACCCTCTTTGGTAAATTTATCAATAGTTCTCTGATAGTTTTCTATCGTACTTTTTGAATCCTTATATTCCTTTTTTACGGCATTAAAGAAATCTTCTACAGTCTTTATATCTGACGTTTTGATTGTTATAGTCCACGCTTTTCCTGTAATCTCGTCAAGAGATTTCTTCCATCCTGTCAATCCTGCTTGGGCTTCCCTATCATCAAGTTCAAATTGAATACGCCATCTTTCTTTTGCCAGTTCGTTTAATTTCTTTCTAGCATTTTCCCCTAATTCATTAGCTACTGCAAATTCATCAAGATGTATCTTTAATTGTTTCTGTTGCTCATCAGTAAGGTTTTTTACATCTATATTGCCAAATACATCTTTAAGTTTTTTCTCAGTATATTTTGCAAATAAATTAAAGGATGATTCAAGTTTTTTTACTTCATCCGTGATGCCCATCCTCAATTTCTCATACTCCTTCAACAATTCCTCACTGTCAAAATGGGTTTTGTTCTTGAATATTTCAAATGTTCGTGCATCTCCTGACGTTTCAGCCAAAGAACGTATCTTCTCTACAATAGTAGCTGCCGAAGCCCCTTTGTTTATCAGTTCGGTAAGTTCGTTTCTCCATTCCTTAGTACCCTTACCCATGTTTATAATTTCCTTGGATGCCTGTACTATCTGACCACGAAACTCTTCTATATCCTTACTTGCCGAAGTGAGTTTTACAGACGATTTCTCGTAATCTTTAAGCATATCAGAGAATGAATCACCAAATACACCCGTAGATGTTGCCTTATCCGCCTTGAACATTATATCCGCATTTTCGGCAGCACGTTTATAAACCTGCTCTAGTTCCGATGCCGACTTTTGCAGATATTCGACACGAGATTTCTGATCATCTATTTTCTTGCTGTTATGTACTATATACTGCCCCATATTGCCATATTTAGACAATACTCCAGTAAGTGTTTCCTCATACGACTGCAACTGTTTCGTGTCAAGCTGTTCAAGGTTTTCCGGGGTAAGTTTATCGAAGTTTATCTTATCAAGGTCTTTTTGCAGGTCACTATATGACTCTCGGAAAGATTTTGCACTATCTTTTATCTTCTGATTAAACTCTTCCGATCTTGCTGACATCACATGAAACGCTTCCGCTACAAGCCCGGCAACGGTAAGTATAGTCATTAAAGGATTAGCCTTTATTGTAAGCCATAAGGTTTTAAGTGAATTTGTCAATCCGAAAGTGGCAAGTTTAATTCTGTTCATCCACATCGTTGTTCTTGTCATAGACAATACTCTTGCAGCTTCCGCACCTGTCAATTTAAGTTCGGTTACAAGAAGGTGCCGTTCAGCCTGTGTCAGCATATTCGTGGCAAGAATACGTTTAGCCATCTCTGCCGACATCTTTCCCGAATTAACGGCAGCAACTATCTCTACGGCAGACAGTTTTGACGCTGTCGCTATCTTCCATCTCTCGGCAGTAGTGAGCGTTCTGTACATTGCAGCCTGTTTAAGCAACTGGGCTTCCCGTAACTTCTCAGCCTTAATGGCATTAGTTGTTGCGACAACTTCTTTTCCTAGCATGGCTGTTCTAGCCAACTGCAATCCTTTCAATGCGGCATATCCTACAGCAACACCCTCTATTGCCTTAGAGAAATATCTCCAGTTGTTCATTGCATCGGTTATGCTTCCGACAATACCTTTCAGAACGGAATCATTCGCCTCACCTATATCATTCATCATAATCTTGTATGAATCGGCAAGGTTACTTACCATACCTTTCAAAGATGCAGCTTGTATTTCCTGCATTTTGTAGAACATACCACCATCTTCCGTCATTGTGGTAAACATCTCCCGAATATACTCAAAAGGAATCTGACGTGTTGATATGGCGTTGAACACATCATCAGTAGTTTGAGCCACGCCTCTTACTTCTTCCAGTTTTTTTCTCAATGAATCCAATGCAGGAATACCGGCCTCTGTCAATTGACGTAATTCCTGCCCTCTCAATACACCTGCGCTTCTTATCTGTCCATAGGCAAGAATGATACGACCCATATCAACGCCAAGACCTGCGGAAACGTCCGCAAGACTTTTCATTGTACCGTACAATTCGTTGACAGGTATCTGGAATGCAGCAAGCTGTTTGGTATATCCAACCAAATCGCTGAACTGGAAAGGAGATATTACAGCAAGACCCTTAATCTGACTGAATATCTGGTCTGCCCGTCTTGCATCCTGTATGATGGCACGCAATGACACCTGTTGTAACTCGAACTCTCCACGAATGGCAACAAGTTCCTGAAACATATCTCTGAAAAAGTAGAATCCGGCATAAGTCTTTATCGTATTGACAAACTCACGCATCATTCTGCTCTGCTTTGTCAGTTCCTCGGAAAACTCTTTTGAACTTGCAGCATTTTTCTGATTGGTCTGCTGCATCTTTGTTCCATAGGATGTGGCTTCGTTTACAAACTTGTTGTGTTCCTGTATCTTCCTGTTGAGAAGAGTAAGGGTACGGTTATAGTTTGCATCAGTCGTATTAAGCGCATTACGTCTGTTCGTTAATTCAGAAATAAGATTGTTAGCCTGATTGATAGACGTAGGATTGATGCTCAACAATTCATTCGTTGATGTTTTTCTTAAAGATGATTGCAACTTCTCCAATCTGCCTTGCAATTTCTGAATAAGAGCGTCAGCCTTTGTTATCTGATTGCTGTTTAAAGGAACTTCAACCTTAAATTTATACAATAGTTCAAGGCGTTTCTGTATAGCGGCAATCTTCCTGTTCAAGTCCTCAGCACTTCCCTCTGGCATACCAAGGGCAAGTCCAGACTGACCAGAAAGGTATTGTAGATACTTCTGATTGGTCTGCTGCATCTTCTTATTCGCCTGTTCCTGCTTTGATGCTTGTCTATCCATCTCCTTTGTCCGTGCAATCTCCATCTCGTATTGCTGGCGTAGAAGATTAAGTTCTCTCTCATCGGAAATGGACAATTTGGGCGCACTGTTAGCAGTAAGGGAATATGCCGTTTTCAATCTGTTCAATTCAGCCACAAGATCATCTATCGCTTTCTTCTGACTTTCAAGATTGGCTTTTCTTGTAGCCATCCCCTTATCTCCGCCTGCATTGCCTAGGTTACGGTAAGTCTTTTCCAGCTTGTCATACTCCCTTGTCGCTTCGACAATCTTGTTTGACAACTCTTCCATCTGAACAAGTATATCCATTTTCTTGTTCGACTTTCCTTTTCCTACCTTGGATGCGTTTTCATTCGCTTTGTTTATCTTATCTACAACCTCGCTAAGTTCGTTATTCATTTTGCCTATATCGGTCAACATAGGCTTGAAGGACATTTCCTGGTTAAAAGTGTCCTGCAACTTCTTCTGTATATCCTTTATCTGTTTGTCAAGACCGGAATCATCTAGCCCAATCTTAAACTTTAATGCTCCTAAATCAACATCAGCCATAGTTATTCTTTTTTTTAATAAAGGCAAAAATAACAAAAATAAACATAACAACATGATTCACAATAAACAAAAATCCATTAGTATTTTTTAACATATTTAAAATGGTAGATAAAAACGATTATGTTATCTTTGCAATAAAATAATTTTTTAACTATGGCTATAGAAGAAAACAAAGTAACACTCGTTGGCGTAAATTCAGCCAGCGTAACATTCAGCAATGAAGCTAATGTGGAAAAACAATACAAGGTGAATGCGAATGTAAACGTATCAAACGGTAAAACCATTGATTCATTTGATGGCGGAGAGGTGAAGTCATTGGAATCAGAGAACCAACTCGCTACATTCTATTTCAATCAGAACGGTGGTATCGCAATCAACTACAACGATCATCCCGACTTGGAAGCACAAATTGCTATCATTACTATCATCAACTCTTTCGTAACCGATGTTACAAAATACATCAACACGAAAGGCATCTCATCAGTTTCAATTTAAACAGCAAGAAGAAATGACAAACCAAGAAATGTTTTTAAAGAGATTAACTCTCTTGAATATCCCCTTATCACTAGAAGGAAAGGAACTTCCATCAGAACTGAAAGCAAAAATCATGCTTATGCGTGTCGCTTACGACAAAGCTGCAAAAGCATTCGATGATGATATGCAACAGGTTCTTAAAGAAATAAAGAAGGAAGGATATGACGAGCGCGCACAAAAAATCAATCACATGAAAGAGATTGACGGTAAGGAAGATGCGACAAAAGAGGAAAAGAAAGAAGCGGATGAAATCAGAAAGATAGAAGCAGATTTCAACAAGGAAACAGAAGAACTGAACAAGGCATATTCCGAAGCATACCAAGAGAAAATGAAAGAGGAATGTGATATGAAGCCTAGAAAATTCGCTTTTGAAGGATTCGCTAAAATCATTGAACTTATTGGTACTGACGGTGCAATTAAAGTGAAATGGAACTCTCCCGAAGCATTGGAAATACCGAAGGAGGAATTTATCTCGCTTATCGCAACAAATCTTGTCGATGAATAAGCCATTTTCTATATTGCTATTTTTTTTGTTACTGTCGTGTTCTTGTTCACGCAAGCTACTTCCATCTTCGACAAATACAACCATAGTAGACCACAACACGACAGTAACGGAAAGAGTAGTATGGCAATCAAAAATAATAACTCTTCCAACAGAGCACATACAACATACAACATTTGAAGATAGTTCACACTTGGAAACATCATTAGCCGTATCAGACGCTAAAATAATGTCGGATGGCAGGCTTTTTCATAGTTTGAAAAACAAGAAAGACTTTCTACAAGACAGCATTCCATCCTTGGAAAAAGAAACGGTAGTGACGAAAGATTCGATAATAACCGTGGAGAAAATTGTAGAAGTAAAGGTAGAAAAGGAATTGTCTAAATGGCAAAAAATACTAATCAATCTTGGATACATAGGTATCGGTTTCATATTGTTTTCAGGTTACAAAATAGCCCGAAAGTTCGTGTAACTTTCGGACTTATTTTATTTATCTACTGAACTAGGTACTGGACCACTATCCTTTTTCATCCGAAGAATCACAGGATCGGTAATGTTATGGTAATACCCATCTGTATATTTATACACGATAGATAATTATATACAGTTAATTATACACTTATATAAATACCTAACAATTTTTGTTTCTACATATCGCTGGATTTTATGAATATAGCTCTCATGCTTAAATTTGTCCATAGATTTTGCCCAGATTGTTGTACTTGTAAATTAACACGAACCATTTTAGATATACCTGTAACAAAATCTTCAAAGGCAGATCCAACGGTTACATAAACAGTCTTAGTTTCTTTACCAGAAAGTATTATGTCTGATGTCATAGGATTCATGTCTATTCCTGTAACAAACTCAGCATTATAATATCTAGATACAGAATCGCTTCCACCTGAATTAAGAGTACCGTTAACTTCTATACGAAATCTATATTGTTTGGTTATGTTAGTATTCCCCTCTCTTTTATTAGTAACCGTAAACTTAAATAAAATATTTGAATATTTAGTATAGATATCAAACGGGTTACTAGGATTTATGCCAGCAGTAAGATCATGCCAATTCATTTGACCATAATATGCAATACCGTTAAGAAGAGCAGATATTAAAGGTTCATTTACTATTCTAAATATCATAACAGGATAATTGTCATTATCCCAAGGAATAGGAACGCTCATAGGATATGATTCATCTCGTAGGTAAAAAAGTGCATAAATATTTCTCCCAATATCAGATTCAGAAAATCTAAATTCTATTTGAGTACCCATTCCTCCGTTTTCAATAGGCGTACTAGCCAAAATAGTTCTTATAACAGCAGGAACAGGCATAGTAGTAAGCGGATTTTGATAATACAAATCAACAGCTAATTTAAGTTTAGAAACTGTATGGCTTAACGCATAATCCAAATCACTAAGGACTATACTATTGTCTGAAACTTTCGTATAACGTACTTGATATAAATATACCGTCTGAGCTTGATAATTTACTGTAACAACATCATCTTTAATTACGCGCGTCCTTAAAAACGTTTCCGCATTATGATAATACCCATCAAAATCCAATAGCCTAAATGGTTCGCTATTTCCACCTCTTGGAGGCTCATATTCATAAGATGTATTATTTTTGTAACTAGACAATACATCCCCATTGACATTTACGTTCAACCCGCAATTAGCATTATTATCACCTTTCCACCAAGTATCTAATTTTAAGTTTATAGCCATATCAGCATATCTTACAGGCTTTTTCTTACTCCATTTATTTATTTTCCCATGCGTATTTGCACACGCATACCCTAAATCATAACCATCACTAGTAGGACCAATACCTAGGGTAGGATATACATCACTATCCAATCCGACAGGTGCGGTGATTTTACCGTTAGAGTGACCCATAGACTATACCTCCACATATTTATTGCAGACGATATTGCCGCCCATTGTCAAACTACCCGTCACACGTACATCACCATCAATAATGACAGCTTGTGACAAATCAAACTCTTTTGGTAAATCACTACCATCTAAGGCTATTATCTCATAAAGCCCCTCTGTCGGGCTAAAGCCCCTCTGTCGGGCTAAAGCCCCTCTGTGCTCCCTCGCTTCGCTTCGGTCGCACACCAAATTTCCGTTTACAAACAAATTAATTTTCATAAATTTACTTGCATTCTCTTTTCAGTTAATATACTTTTTCTTGTAGCTATCAACCGCAAATACTTGCAATTGATAGAACCTTTATTCACTTTAGTTCCGTCCAATTTCCTAATATCAAAGGAACCACTACTTCTTCTTCCAAAGATGTAATACAACTCTTTTTGGTATTCAACCAGGTCAAACAACCTAAAGCCTTTAACTAAGAATGGTGCTTGATTGAGTTTCTTTCTGCCACCTTTCAAGAAATTGACCTTGTGTATTTGTCTGTTTTGACAACGCACCTTCTTCTGATAGAAATAATAACCTAAAGGTTTAGCCACAGGATTACCACTGATACACCTTGCATCCACATAATGCTCTTTAGGAAGATTGTTAGTGATACGGGCATTTTTCGTGATATAGCCAAAAGTCATACTTACATTAGGATAGATATTCTTTAGTCTATCATAGAAACTCCATCGCATAATCCCCATAAAGGCGGCATCTCTAAATGACTTTCCACGCTTTACATTTAATTCAAACTCACCTCTATGATATGCCTTGTGACAAGTTTCGCAAAGGGTAATCAAGTTGTTTGGGCTATCACCTCCCGCCTTTCTGCTCTCTATGTGATGCACATTCAAAACTTTATCTTTACTCTTACCCTTACAATGTTGGCAAATATGATTATCTCTAAATAGCACATACTCACGCACATTGAAGAAGTCAAGCTGTTCTCCTTGTTGGTATTCACTGCCGGATATAATTGGATTATTAATCTTCTGTATATCAAAGGAAGCTATTTCAACTACGATATTAGTTATCGGTAGGAACTTATGTATCTTCTCAACAACAGTCAAATGAGTTTGAATTTTGTTTTCAACAGATGGTGCTAGCCAACCTTTACGCTTGGAAGATACCCTATTATTGAAACGAGCCTTGCGATAACGAAGCCTACTCCTACGAGTTCTTCTTAATTCCCTACGAGTAGATAACTTATCCACAATATCGTTTCTCAATTCCACATCTGCTGCATACATTTCCTTCTCACTTGTTGTTGCCGATATACCGATATGCTTGCTACCAGCATCTATACCCAAACTTACGGGCTGTGTATAATCTGTTGTGTCATAATCCAATTGAATTGTGAACGGAATACGGCACACAACATGGGCTAGACTGTTTTTTAACAGCCTTCTCACCTTACCAAACCTTTCGGTTGGCATAAGTGCTTGTCCTTGTTTGTTAATTACGTAAACCATTTACTATAAGTCGAATTTCTCCGTTAAATGCTCATCGACAATGTTATGGAAAGGTTTTGACCTTAGAGCAAGGAGCTTGAGCAAACACCCCTTGGTAACTATATATTCTCTCCTAACGTAGCACCCGAAGTGCTTAGTCTAATCAATATCTACAGGTATTTAGCCTGTGGGTAGTTAATGTTTATTGTTTTTTAAATATTTCGCAACACTATCCATTACACACTCAACACACCAACCTAAAAGGTATGCAAAGTGCTCATCCTGCCCATTTTCATATCCCATAGAAATATCACAATACCCAAATACATTACAAACATAATGAACAGATTCATGAGCAACAGTCTTTACCCCTATACCATCGTTGGATAACCAAATAAGTACACCAAAATGGTTTGTACTTTTTTCCCTTACAAAAATAGTCATGCCATTACATCTCTTAATTTCATCTTTGGATGTATCTATCGGGTCATGATTAAGTTTGGTGAATTTTCTATGTATTTTTCCCCATTGATCATCTCCCACTGCAACATACAGTTTAAGGGGATATATTTTAGGATCGTATTTTGTTATCATCGCAAAACATCTTTTAGTAATATATCAGGATGCTCTTCTTTAGGTTTAGATTCTTTGAATCTATATATAAAGCCACTTGCATCCTTATTAGCTTCCTTATATAAATCTTCTGTAAGAGAAGCCTTGTACAACTTCATTTTCTCTTCAAAATGATAATCAAGTTTAGGCTGGTCCATTATTACTGCCTGTATATAACTCCATGAATATTTCCATAGCAAAGCCCAGTCCTTGATTATCATCAATCCTCCGAATAGCCTTAAATCCCCTCTGAATTGGGGGAAATCTTTTTGGATAGATCCTCGTGAGCCGATTTTGCATCGAGAGATAATTTCATGGCATCCTTCTTGCTTAGTGTCGCTGTCGTATCTATCAAGAACGCTAAACGGATTGTATTTGTAAAAAAATCACCGACATTAGCCCCCTCCACGATGGCTTCTATCAACGGAGTTAGTTCCTTATGATCATAGTGTCTGCTTAACCACCAAGCGTATATACGTCTTGCAAAAGGAATTATCTCAAAAAACCAATAGTTGTTCAATACTCCTGCCGCTGCAACTTTGTACGGAATAGATGCGTCATTTTTCATAATTGCAATCATTTCCTTTTTCGCTGTATCGGGATTGATAATGTCACGTATCAACAGCTTGTCTACAATATAATCGTATGCACCCAGTCTAAGACCACGCACCTTGAATTTCTTATTGCCAACCATAACCTCTTTGTATTTATGAGTGGCAAACTTCTGCATCTTTATCTGATCATCTAAGTCAGGTTGTTTCCAGTTGAATATTCCCATTTTTAAACTAACTTGAACGGTTTAATCATTAATTTTCCTTTCACATCTACCTTTGATATGTTCTTTGGAGTATTTGTATAAACGAATACCCTTGTATATTTAGACGATACAATATCAAGTTTGGCATCGTCAATCAAAGAAACGTGTACTATGCTGTTGTCAAGCGCAACAAGGTTTACACGGCTGTTATCCTTGACATACATTTCTCCTATACCGAAATCGTTGAATGTGACAACACAATCACACGAACCGTTAAAAATAGACCATTTAGGATTGCTTATGAACAGGTTTGTATCATCAACGAAAATATTAAACTTCTCCCTAACCCCTGCAAATTCTTTTTTGATTATTTCATTTGACGGGTATCTGTTAAATAGGCAGAAGTCAATGCCTCTGATATATTTCTCGCATAATTCATATTTATCCGGGTTTCCCCATTCATTTGTCCATTCCTTACACAGCCCAAGACTTATAGCCTTTTGCTTTAATTTATCAGACAATTCTTTATCTGTCATGGTGTTATTTTTTACAGCAAAAATACAACAAAGGTTAACAAAAATCAAACACAATCAGTTAAAAAACAATAAAAGCCGGACGAAAACGCCCGGCTAATAATTCATCACCCGTCTACATCAAGCACCCACTCCCGAATTGTCAAGTTCGAGAACCATCATGGTTTTCAAATACTGAGTGTTAACTTCCAATGCTGTCACAGTAACGGAGAATCCAAGATATCCAGCGTTACTTGGAGCACCTGTGAAGCTGACAGCCCATGATGCCTTCGGGAAGAAGATCATACGGTCACCAGTACCGTTGATAATACCGATAGGACGTACAAACTGCTTGAATGAGCTTGCACCAAACGCTTTCAACTTCTGAGTAGCACCTTTCCCAAAAGCGTCAATGGTGTCAGTCAAACTACTCAGTTCCAACTCAGCCTTTGTTTCATTTCCTTGCGTAAAGAAAGCGAAAGCAGCTTTTGATGTAGACATACCTGTAAAGGTAAATGCCATAGTACCCGGTGTGATATTTTGGAATACGGTAGCACCCTGTTCGTTCTTTGTTTCAGAAGTGTCAGCGTCAGTACCAGCAGATTCCGTAGTACCAGATTCAATATTCGGAAGAATCTTCGGATTTCTAAAACTTGAATATTGAGTACTATCGGTGATTTCAATCGCATCAAATGTCAAAGCAGCCGACTGCCCGTTCAAGTAAGCAGGGCTGGTGTCTAAATTTACTCGTGCCATTCTATTTTCTGTATTTAAAAAGTTATTGTTAATTGATGAAAACGTATCTACCGATGCGCCTCCACTGTTTTTTCTCACGTTTCTCATGCGGCTAATCCTTTGAAATATCAACATTCAACAGGACGGACATATAATAGAACCCAACCCCGTCAAACATTGGTGGTAAAACATTAAATATCTTAAAATGAAGCTGTGCAATCTTTTGCGGAAACAATTTTACCATCTTCTCACTCAACGCATCCATGACAGACGGATATACGTTCCCGGGCAATGCCCTTACAAACAGAGTAACCGTAGCCATCGTTTCGCCTTTCCCGAAGTGACCGTAGGGGCCGCTCTCGGTATTGCTGACAATTCTTGTATTGTTGTTTACGACAATAAAACTAGTTACCTTGTCATCAACATTTGCAGGACGCTGTACCTTATATACATCGTCAGCAATCTTCTTGTCCAATACAATATTGTACAAGGTGGTGTTTATTGTTGAAGGATTAAAGTAGCCCATAACTTCACTTAAAATATTTGTTTAACATATTAGCTGCAATTTTCTTAAAAACCACAGTATATTTTCCTCCTTTTAAATCTGTCTTTGTTTTAAGCCAAGAATCTGAAAGAACATTCAGCAGATGATAGTTTTCCACATACTTGGCATAATACATTACAGCTGCGACAACCAGTTCATATTTTTCAGAACCATCGGATTTGTAACTGTTGAAAAAATCTTCGGCAAGTTCACGCCCCCAATATTCTACATTGTTACGTTTCCTAGGTTCATTTGCAACTTTCGTTGCATTTGCCCACACAATCTTCTTTAGGACCCCATCTTTATAAATGCCACAGCCATAACTATCTTCAAGATTGAAAGTCTGATTGGTAAATCCCTCTATGTCTTTTATATCATCCATGATATTCGTGGCGATATCTTCCATGAACTGCATGATAGAAGCATCCAAAGCAAGCTGGACATTACTACCAAACTCTTTCAATACTTTATCGTTGTTATTTGCCTGCATTTTTTGTACTTGTCTTTCTTGTTACTGGTTTACTCAGTTTATCAATCTGCTTTTTTAATGAATCTCGATCATCTTTTGCGTATTTCAACTCGTTTTTGATTTTGTTCATCTCATTATAAAGCTCCTGTATCTTCTGATAAGCATCATGAAGAGATTGCTGATAACTCAATATTTCTTCCTGTGCCTTTTTCAACTGAGCACCCTGAATAGCAAACCCTTTTTCAAGATTGTCCAAGGTAGAAGAATCAATTTCAGTTTCCATCTTTTCCTTCTTCTGCTTAAACAGTAATATTGAAGTTAGAAGGGTTATGCCATTTGTACCCAACAAAGCAAGTATTATTTCCGTCCAATTGATTGTCATAGTATTCTAGTTCTCTATTTGGTTAAAGTATATCACCGTACCAAATTCCATATTGTTAAATGGAGGTTTCTTTATCTCACGCCAACTATTGCTGTTGTCCGAAAACGGATGGTTGAAATTCTGCCAATCCAACAGACACCCGGAAGGTATGGTTACATCGTTATCTTCTAGGTAGGCGGCATATTCGGATTTATCAACATCATTCGTTTCCGAACCAGTATCCTTTTCCTGTATGTTTGCCCTTCCTTCGTATATCATCTCCCAATACGGGGTGGTATGATATTTATCCGAACTGTTCTTGTTCTGATAAATTCTCACCATATCAGGAAACATATCCTCACCTAAAATACTCTTTCCCATACTACCATCTTAATCTAGTTATTTCAACATCAGTTCCAACATCCAAATTCAAACCCCATTTGGCGTATAAATCCTTTGCTCGTTGTTCCAATCTTTTCTTGTCATTGATAGAAATAGTCTTGCTTGTGTCGGTAATTGACCAGTTCCCGGCTTTCTTCGTCTTTCCCTGTATCGTTGAAGGGGCAGTGCAAACAATGAGCAACAAGTCAGCATAAGCCAAATCCTTCTTCATCTCAGACGTTTCACGGCTGTCATCAGACAAACGGAATCCCCATTTCTGGGCAACACTGATATACGATGTGTTTTTCAACTCATAGTCAATCTGTGCTTTCAGATATTCACGCATAGACATATAGAAATATGCTTCCACCTTCATGTTACCCTTTGCTGTTATCTGAGGGGTAACTTGAATAGTGAACGGATTATCCGAAACTTTCAGTCTATCTTCCGGCTTCAATGTTTCATTGTCGGCAATAAGCCAGTATCCGAACTCTACACTTTCTTCGGGAATAGCTTGGAGCGTGAGAGTATCTCCAATGAAATACTCCCCTGCGCCCTTTGCTGTGCCTTCGCCATTTATATCAATAATGACCTTCATGGTTCAACCTTTTACAATCCCGTATTTGACTGTTCGTCAACCTTCATAATGATAAGGTTGTTCGGATTCTTCATCACAGGACATGCCCACAACTCACCTGAACTCTTCTCCGCATACGGTTCGGAAGAATACTGATGCAAGAACGCGATACGTCCGCCTTCCAAAGAAGAAATACGTACAGCCGGGTTGGTATCCTGCAAATACATTGACGGTGAGTTCTTGATACGGAAGAACTGACCGCTCTGAACAAGAACAACGGTGTTCTTTTCAAAAGACGGTTTGGCTTCCTCAATCACACCAAGTTTGTTCCATTTTGATTTTTCATCAACAGGAATAATCACAGGAATAGAGAACACCTTCATCAGCACATCAACAATCTCCTGATTGTTCATAGGATAGATTGTAGTAGATGCTGCGGCAGGAACAAGACGAGCCTGTACTGCTGCTGTCACTTTCGGGTGCATCAAGAAATTATCATACAAATCCTTTGACATTTCAAAATGATCGTATGGTACACCGTCATTATCGGCAATCTTGCACATTCTTTGAAGGTCTTTAATAGGATCTGCATTCTCGTTCGGTGTCCAGTCTGTATCGCTAAACCATTTCTGCTTCAACGCTTTCAACTTGTGTTTTGCAGGAACACGATAGTCAATCTGAACAGGGATTGAGTTGGTACCACTAGCTGTATAGTTAAGCATACCTGTAGAAAGAGCCTGATAAGTCATGCAGTTCAACTCGGTATGGAAACCTTGGATACACGCTTCCATCTTTGTGTACCATTTCTCACGGATCTTGTCAAGCAATGCGCCTTGCGGAATGTCAAGTTCATAGAACTCCTGAATATCGGTTTCCATAAACTGAATGGCGTGACCCATCTTCGGAATACGGCCAGAATACCATTCAAATCCCGTAGTATCCATGATAGGCTTTTCAGCCAAAGGAGCCAGCATTACAGGACGGGTAGCCTGTGTGTATTCGTCAACCATGACATTCCATGATTTACTCATCTGAGGAACATCCCAATCTCCGTAGCTTCTCCAGTTTTCGTTATCAAATTTCTGATTGGCATAATCCATAAGTTCCTGCATCTCCCCGGAGAAATGCCAATCATAGAAACTAAATGTCGATCTTTGCATAAAACAAAAAATTTAATTAGTTATACAATGTGTAACGGAAAACGCAAGGATATGATTCATCATCCTTCATCGCCTTTTTGATTGCCGAAGCTACGGGCGGAATGCGTTTTTCCAAAATCTCACTTGTCACCATCCATGCACCGTTGAAAGGATAGAGAGTGGCACCGGGAATGGTGTCAACATCATAAGGCAGGATAGCATTAGGAATAACCTTGAATTTTGCGCTAGCACCAACCTGTGTAACTTCAACCAAAATATCGGTCAATTCCAATTTACCTGCATCCCCGGACAATGTAAGGATGTCATATTCGTCATGAGACGAATCAATAGCGTTAATGGTAAAACCAGTTGTAGTACCTGCGGCAGTAGTAGGTGCTTTACCGACAACCATGCCAACCTTGGCAACTGTATTACCCATGATTTTTTCAACTTTTACCGTAGCACCAGAATCCGATTTCTCATACATTCTGAATGAATAGTGAATATCACCGCCATCCTGTTTTGAGGAATCGCATTTAATCATGGTACCAGCCGGAAGTTTGTTCCCAACTGTAGGCATACGTTCTACTGGAACGTTACATCCTACCAACAGTACGTGCAAAGACGTATCATTAGAAAAGATATGTCTTGCGCCACCAATCTTACTATAACTTGTTGCAAGAACTCCTGCTTTCATAATTAAAAAAACTATTTGTTAATTTTACTGTAATATCGGCTGACAATGTTGTTTTCCTTGTTAGCCTTATCTTCTTCTCTCTTTCTATCTATGAATGACTTTACATCGCTAGAACCACCCTTGTCAGAGATAAAAGGATTAATGCCATCCTTTGTGTATTTAGTACACGTTTCATTGTACTTTCCCTGTATTTTCAGAAGAATGCTTGTATCTTCCTCTTCGGGCGAAATCTGAATGTTCTCAAAAATGATGTTGCGCAACAACTCGTTAGGCATACCCGCTTCCGGGCGTTTAATCAAATCAGACAGCTTCTTGCGCTTTTCAGTTACAATCTGCTTCTGCTTTTCCTCCTGCTCTTTAGCTTCAAACTCTTTCTTGAACTTTTCAAACTCTTCAAGTTTAGCCTTGACATCATCGGGCAACTCAAACTGTTTCTGTTCGGATGATTGTTGTTGTTGTTGTTGTTGTGACGAATGTGATTTTTCCCATTCCTTTTTCAAGTTGGATATCTCCTGTTCCTTGATTGTATCCCACTCTTTGCGCTTATCAGACGCAAACGCTCTTACCTGACCTGCCACAGTGTTCTTTAAATGATTCACAACACTTTCATTCCAGAACTTTTCCGCATTTTCCTGCGGTGCGAACGCTGAGAACTCATTAATTGTCTGTTCGATTGTACGATCTGTAATAACGGAGCTACTTTCTCCCAACGCATTCTTGATACCTTCAAAAATGACTTTTACATTTTCATCCATATACTATTTATTTTTTTTATGTGATTCATGCACAAGACCTTTGCGCACAGTAAGTACCTCTTACCGATGCAAATGTAGTTAAAAAATGTGTATAAGCAAAAAAATATTTAAAAAAATATTATATTTGCGGGATACATAGAAAACGATGGAAGAAATTGACTTAAAATACCGAGGATTAAAGACTAAAGATGTTGTCAAATCGTTAAAACGATATGGCAAAAGGGGAATTATACCATATAAAAGCCTTGATTTCGTCCAAAAATATATAGAGGACAGAAGAAGCAAGGGGTACAAGGTAAATTTGCTTGCCCCACAGAAAGGTTCGCAGGAAGCATTTTTAAGGAACAAGGCAGGAATAAAAATACTGCACGGGAATCGTGGGGGAGGAAAATCCGTATGCCTTGGAATGGATATACTGAGTTCATGCAACCACCCGTCATTCTCCGCGCTCGTTTTCCGTAAGGATAAGACATCCGCAGAAAAAGCGGACGGTATTCTTAAAGTGGTTTCAAAAATGGTTGAACCTTATGGAGAATATATAGACTCTAAACGTCTTTCAAGATTGGATGCAGGTGGAGAAATACGATACGATTATTTCGGAGATGCCTGCATATCAGGAGAAAAGGGTATAAATGATTTTAAAGATAGACAACAAGGAGGTAATGTTGTTAAAGTAGTTGTAGACGAATGCTCACAGGCTACAGAACCGATTGTAAACTATCTTCAAACAGTATTGCGTTCCTCCTCTGGACTTAGGACAAGTTTCTCAGGAGCTTGTAATCCAAACCCGTATAGTGACTATTGGAGAGAATTGGTATCATGGTGGGTAGATGATGATGGGATAGCTATACCAGAACGTTCAGGTAAAGTAAGATATTTTTTTCAATATGGAGACACAATACATGAAACAGCATGGGGTGACAGCCCACAGGAAGTATTTGCTCAAGCAAAAGATTATATTATCGCAAGATTCGGTAAAAATACCAAAATTGATGAAACAAACTGCAAAAGATACATCAAAAATATAACTTTTATAGCTTCTGGACTTGAGGATAACAAGATCCTTATGAGTTCCAATCCTGATTATCAGAAAAATCTTGGAGGTACAGCCCAGGAAGTATCCATAAATGCATTGGGATCATGGAAACTGATAAAAGGAGGGAACGAATGGATAACGAGAGACGAGATGGAAGAGGTGTTTTCATCACAACCTGTATTCGATGATTATTTTGAATGTGCAACACTTGATATAGCATACGGTCTTGGTGACGTTTGTGTAATGGGGCACTTCATAGGACATCACTTACAAGACCTAGAATGGTCAAACACATTAAAGCCTAGGGATTTGAACCGATGGGTAAGAAACAATCTACGAAAATGGGGAATCGGTGAAAACAGACTAGCATTTGACGGTCTTGGAGCACCTACATTCCGTGACGCATTCCCCGAAAGTCTGGCAATACTTAGAGGTGTTCCGAAAAGACTAGACAAAAGCAAGGATGATCAGCCTGTAAGATTCTATTTCGATCTTAGGGCACAGCTTGCCGATGAGATGGTAACACGTATAAAAGGAACAAACCTAGGATATTGCGGATTCAGTATAAACCCGGAACTTCTCGAAAAACCGTATGTGAACAAAACAATACGGGAAGCACTGATGGACCAGAGAAGAGCAATAAGACGTGACGTGGAAAGGGAAAACGGGAAACTAAGACTGCTGAAAAAACAGGAAGCAAAAAAGATTGTAGGATGCTCGCCCGACTTGATAGAAGGAACATTTTTATACAGGACATATTTTGATATATGTGATGTAATGATTGACATACCTAACGATATAATGGATGAATTAAAATATTTATAATTACCTATGGAAATTTTAAAATTAGACGTTTTATTACGAAAAGAACCGTTCAAAGTGGCACTTCCGTCAAGATGTGACGATGGGAGAGGTGGAGGAACAAAGAAAAAACCAAGACGCTCCACTTTGATATACAAATATATGTCACAAGATGATTTTCTAGCACAATGGGATACATCAGGACATTATATACACAACAGACCCGACTGGAAAGACAGTATCCCGTCAGACGAGGATGCCACATCATCGGATGATGAAAGCGCGAATGTAGGTGCTCAGAAAAGAAAAAAGAAATTGGCATCAACTCCCTATGTACTGCAAAGACGAGCATTTCCTCTTCAAAGGATGATACACAAGAAAAGGGTATCACACCTATGTACCAATCCTCTTAAATTCCAGATAAAGAAAAGCGCGTCAAACCAGCAGAACAGGGATAAGCTGACAACATACAAGGAATACTGGACTGATTCTCTCATGGAAACAGCCAAGTTTGAACTTATAAGCGAAGCCGGAAAGGTAGGGGATGCTGCCATATATATATATAAGGATAAGGACGAGATAAAATACAGGTCTTTCAGCTACTCAAAAGGAGATATACTGTATGAACATAAAAACAGAAGAGGGGAAAGAATAGCTTTCGCAAGGGAATATACAACCACATACATATCGGCTGACGGAGAAGAACATACAGACACACTTGTCGATGTATGGACTAAAGATGAGTTTTACACGCTTGATTCCAACGGAGATATAGCAACGGATATTGACGAAAACGGAAATATCATACAACTGCATCAATTCCATAACCTGGGATTTATACCTGTAGTATATCTACGGCTTGAACTTCCATTTTGGGGGGCAGTACAGGACTTGATAGACGATTTCGAGTTCTTAATGTCCATGATAGGAGAATACAACACACGACAGGCATTCCAAATGCTACTTATCAAGACAAACGGAAGAATAAACATTCAAAGAAACGGATTGGGAGGAACTTCCATTTTACGTGTAGGAGCAGAAGATGATGCACAGTTCATGGGTAAAATGGACGCTTCAAATTCACTATTCACCGAAATAGACAACATATACAACGGAATACTTGACGGAAGCGGTGTCGTTCCGCCAATGCAATCATCATCAGGTGACAGACCTACTGGAACAACGGCAATGTATTACGAGCCGGAAATGGAATGGGCGAGAAGTGATGCACAAATGATGAATACAGCCATAAATGACATGGCCAATATATTCAAATACTATGTAGGAGTAATGGAAGGTGACGCAACAGGTTATAACGCTCTAAGAATAAACGCTACCATAGAGCCATACTCATACATAGACTTCTCTGAATGGAACAATACACTCGTTCAGCTTGTGAACTCCAAAATAATATCATTACAGACAGCAAGAGAAGAAAGTGATTTCTCAGCAAATAACGAAGATGATAGAATGGACGAACAAGACAGAAGATTAAACGATATGGAAGCTAGAGTTATAGAAGAAAACAATGAAAACAATGAAAACAACGATAACAGCTAAACTATGGGAAAATTTATAAACTTACTAAGAAAAATAAGAAGGGCATTGGACTATATATGCCTCAACAATTTAAGAGTTGACGGAATGGAACACCTCATTGCAGGAATACTTTTAGTAAGCGTGGCGCAATGGTTTTTCTCCGTATGGACAGCAATAGCACTAACCTTATTCCTCCTTGTAGGGAAAGAAATCGTCTACGATAAGTGGCTTAGACAAGGAGTGCCCGAATGGAGAGATGTATTCTGGGGAGCAGTAGGTATGGTGCTTGGATTGATGTAGAAAAAAACACCACAAAGTTTTTATATATCAAAAATTATTATTTACTTTGTGGTGTCTAAACTTAATAGCGGCACGAGCCGCATACATCGGCTTTTTTTGTGCCCATATATAACGTGTATATCATTACAAAATATATACTGCACCGTGTCGGGATGTAGAAATACTCTCGGAGTTTTGCTATTAAGACTTAGACAACACGTAGTGCAGTTTTTTTTATTGTCTAAAATAATAGCTATGCTAGAATTAATCTTATCTAAAAAGAGTAGCGAAAGCGAAATAAAATCGTATTTCAACGCAGTTCTTGAATTGTCAAAATCTGACAATGAGTTCCCAATCAATCTTGATGAAGTATGGATGCTTGTTTATGGCAGGAAAGAGGAAGCTGTAAGAGCACTAACTTCAAGTGAACAATTTATAGAAAATATTGATTATCAAGTTTTACGCAAAAATGCGGAATAGCCTTCAAAAAAATATTGTTTTCGTTTGGTAGTTTAAGGAATTGTTGTAACTTTGTGGTGCCAAACAATAGTAAAGTATTCTTTCTCCGTAGAGCACGGTTATAGCTCACTATATTAGCTGGGCTTTTTTTATGCCCAATCGCTTGTATGAAAATACACGGCTGTCTTTCCTGCGTAATATTTCCTCTTCGGAGAAAATCTTACTATTGTTTGGCGACACGGGAAATGGCAGCCGTTTTTCTGTCTATAATTATAATGCCAAACAATAGTAAGTATGGAAAGTTTAATTCCAAATCAAAAAGGTATGACCTCCCTTGAAATAGCAGAGGTCACGGGTAAACAACATGCCCATGTTATGCGTGATATTCGCAATCTATTATCGCAAGGTGTAGCCGAATCCAATTTTGGATTGGGCTCATACACAGACGCTAACGGTCAAGAAAGACCTCTATTTAATCTAACTCCGAAAGGTTGTCTTATTCTCGCTTCGGGCTACGATGCAGTTCTACGTGAAAAAATCATAGACCGTCTTGAATATCTCGAAAATGAGAAAAAGGCTATCCAAACTCCGCAAACCTATCTTGAAGCCTTGGAAGCTTTGGTAGCTTCTGAAAAGGAGAAAGAACGGTTGCGCATTGAATCGGAGCAACAGAAAAAGCAAATCGAACAAAAAGATGCCAAGATTGCCAAAATTCAGCCCAAAGCGGACTTCGCCGACAAAGCCTTTGCAATGGAAGGCAAGTGCGATATAGGACAGGCGGCAAAGATACTTGGATTGCCTTTTGGAAGAAACTCTTTGTTCAAGAAACTTCGTGAAGCAGGAGTATTCTTTGCTAACAGGAACGAACCAAAACAGAAATATATTGATGCTGGGTATTTCGAGATGAAAGAAAAACCTATTCCAAGAGAGAATCACCCAGGTTTTGTCGTGATGGTTGTTCTATGCACACAAAAAGGTCTTGCATACATCAATCACCTGTTTGGCGGAAAACCGTCCGATGGAAAATTGGCGAGAATAGTATAGCACTGTACATAATCTATTATTACTAAAAAAACAAGGAGCGACAAAAACATCGCTCCTGTAACTCTTTCAACACATGATTGATGAGATAACACACTACTTAATCGTAACCCAAACCTGTTCGCCACGCTTTATCGCATCATCAATCAATTTGTTCAACTTGTCAGAAGTATAGCGTGATTCGGTAAGTCTGCCTTTTGATGTATTGTTGCCTACAAGGATACATCCGGCAGAATCCTTTGCAGTATTCCCACAATTTCCTGTAATAAAGGGCACATCAAATAAACTATTTCTTGTAACTATTGTATGATTTTTATTTTGAACACAAAACACATATCCACTATATGGCTTTTTAAAATAACAAGACTGAGCAGGTGTTCTTGTTGGTTTGTCTTTTTTTATAGATAACATATACCCATCTTTCCACTTATCAGTTCCACTTTTCTCATTAGACATTGAAGATGAGTATCCAGACAGAAATGCCATTATTTGAATTTTGTTTAAAGTGTCTACATTTGTAGAAGCTATTTGATACTGAAAGTTTTCTTTTTTCATATTAGCATATTTACCATCCGCAAAATGATACTCATCAATTAATGAAATCATTTGCTCTTTTGGTAACATGGTAAAAGAACTAGGAATACATTTCCCATCCTTACCCAAGTGATTAGGATCTACCATATTTGCTATTTTATTACAATCAGGATGCAAAATTCTGATTGTTGTAGATCCATCTTTATTCTTATTCACAGAATATCTTAATTGTGATTTATCTAATAAGGAAATTACTCTATTTATCTTTCTTTCTTTTTTATAATGAAAAGAAACAGTACACCTTTCACCTGTTTTAGTATTATACCATCTAACATATCCATCAGCAACTACGTGCATACATATTTTACACATAACAAGAGTATCTTCATCAACACCTGATTCAATTGATGTATTTCCACATGCTATAAATGAAGAACCAATAGGTATATCTTTAGCTTCTATTAACCTTGTTTCACTTCCATATGCAAGATTTATATTACATAGCATTTTATGCTTATCAGTAACTCTATATGACGCACTATTATAAATACCATTAGGATACTCACAACAATACAAATCTCCAATATACTTTTCAATTATAACATTATCTATTGAAACAAGTTCCATCTTATTTGTTGACATGTTTAACGACCAGCATTTTTTAGGATTTTCTTTATTAAACCCATCCATATTAAGCCATCCCTTTTCTGTTAAAATTTCCATTTCAGGATGGAGGCAATGAATTAATATACCCTCAAAATGAGGCACATTCAACAGTCTTGGCATATTACGCCCGAATTTTGGTGACCAGTTGTATATAACCTGGTATCTTCCATAAGGAATAGCAGATTCAGCATAAACTTTCTTCTCGTTTCCATCAAACACTCCGTTCTTATTCACGTCAACAACACGATCTTCAAGCGTATTACTGAAAAACTCACCATCAATATACAAACGCCCTATAGTATAATCAGGCTTACACCATTTTCTTTCTACTAATAGTTCCATGATATTTTATTTAGTTATACATTGCAAATATACAAAAAAGTATTAGGCATTAATGTACATTTTCACACATACATTTTAGAACGTTAACCCGTTCGGGGCGATACCAACGCCCGATATCAGCTATCATAAAAGAATCACCGAATACTTTTCTACCTATATTAAGCGCACCGTTGACA